GGCTATGACGATCCGACAGTGGATATGATTATTGTCCTGCGTCCAACTATGTCCACAGTGTTGTGGGTCCAGATGTTAGGGCGAGGCACACGACCTGTCTATCCTCCTGGACATAACAGCGAGACGCTAGAACAGCGCATGGCTGCGATTAAAGCCAGTGGCAAGCTCGACTGTTTAGTTCTAGACTACGCTGGTAACACGCGCCGCTTGGGGCCAATCAATGACCCAGTAATTCCAGAGCCGCCTAAGTCGAAAGGAACACGCCCAGCCCCAGTTAAACTCTGCGACGTCTGCGATACTTATGTTCACGCTAGCGTTCGAGTCTGCCCACATTGTGGTAATGAATTTAAATTCCAGATTAACATCGTACAGACAGCAAGCTCCATCAGCCCATTGAAAGGTGAATTACCAATAACAAAGGTATTCAAAGTGGATCATATTAGCGCAGCACGGCATGAGAAACACGGTGGTGGTTCTGTCTCTATGCGCGTCTCATACTATTGTGGTCTGAAGATGTACACCGAATTCGTAACCCTTGAAAACAGTAACGCTTTCGCTCAGCGCCGCGCGCGAGCCTGGTGGAAAGTAAGAATGAAATCAAAATGGAACGATACGTTGAATAATCCCGTTCCGACTACAGTTAACGAAGGACTCACTCGCCTCGAAGAGATCAACCACCCAACGCATATCCGCGTCTGGGTTAACAAGAATCCGTACCCAGAGATTATGGCTATCTGTTTTGATGGCACTGCTTTTGGAACGGAGGAGATGTCAGACGAGGTTCCGACAATCGTTTCCTCTCTGGCTACGCTGAAGAAGACTGACTTGGATACGGAAATCCCATTCTAACGGAGAAAAGCTGATGAGCTTCAAATTGAATAAGAACGAGGAAGATCAATTCGCGCGTCTAAAGACCGCTCTCGCTGCGAAACATGTCGAACTTACCACAGCTATCAACACCTATAACACAGAGGTGAACAAAGCTGTTGAACCGCTTCAAGAAATGTTACAAGAATACAATAAATATCTAAACGAATTGCGTTCATTCGTTGAGACGGTTGCAGAAGACAAACGTGGGGAATTCGAAGACAAATCTGATACCTGGAAAGAAGGCGATACTGGGTCGGGTGTCGATGCCTGGCTTAGCGCCTGGGAGAGTGCTGAACTCGAAGAAGTAACTATCGAATTCCCACCTGAGATCGAAATCGAATTTGACAATCATTCGGAGATCGATCTGCCAAGCGAGCCATAAATCGGCTTGCACCTAGCACACAGACCTGCTATGTTTGTGGTGTAATCGCTTACAACGGGGGCACCACAAACATGACGCATTGGGTTAGAAACGACGGAGGTCGCGCCGCCTACGGATATACAGGTAAGGCAGGCGATTGTGTTACTCGTTCGATTGCAATTGTCACGAACATACCGTATTCTAAAGTCTATAGTGATATGGCATGGATCAATGCCACAATGCCCAAGACTAGGGGTCGTCGAACAGCAGGTCTCCACAGCGCATTCTATGGTATTTATACCACGAGTGTTCTGTTCAAACGCTACATGGAAAGCCTTAACTTCATTTGGACTCCGACCATGTTTATTGGATCTGGTTGTAGAGTTCATTTACGGGCAAACGAACTTCCCTCCGGGGGATTGGTAGTATCTGTCAGCAAACATCTTACCGCAGTGATCGATGGGGTCATTCACGATACCCACGACCCTTCGCGTGGGGGCAGACGTTGTGTCTATGGTTACTGGAAATTGGAGAGACTACAATGGTGACGGAGAAATGAGACCATTCGGAACCACTGTTATGAATCCAACCCACAGATCTGGAAGCAGTGGTTTCACGATCTGTAGTGGGTGTGGAAAACAATACACCCATCTAGGAATCGGAAGACATTGGGGCAAATGTCCCAAACACGATAGATGTTATAAGCACGACGAGGGTCTCTGTAATTGTGTCACAGAATGTGCCATGAAGGGGAAGAGGGTCAAGCTATGAGCACAAAGAAGATGAAGATACGCCTTGCTATGCGCGAGGAAGGTATATTCTGGAATGCTTATCTGGCACTTTCTGATACCATGAACCGTGCAAAGTTGATCGGTTCCATCTCAAAGGGTGCGGTTCAGAGAGATCCTGAGATCAGAAAAGACTTTCAAGAGTTAATGCAGAGGGTATTGGCTAACGCCATCGAGGACGTTACTGGAGATCGTCCCGACACTTGGGACATTGGACCCGCACCCGAATCCGAACGATCAGGACACTCATAATGGTCGACGATCTAAAGAGTGTCGAACTACCCGGAATATGTACGACATGTGGCAAGAAATTTGATCTTGCTACCGCTACATCGAAGACGCCACATTGTGTACCCAAAGCTGGCGATTACATGCTTTGCATCGGCTGCGGAGAATGGAATATTTTGACTGCCGATCGTCAGATGCGTAAACCAACAGACGACGAGCTCATTGAAGTTGGATCAAACCCGTCTGCAAAAGAGCTTCGTATAGCATGGTCAATGCTTGATGATCTAAAAACACAAGAGAAAGAATAATGTTTCTCCTCTGGCTCGTTCTTCTCATCATATTTCTCTTCATTGCGCGTTGGCTTTTCTTGAGGTAAAATAGTACTTGCATTGAGGCGAAGATATGTGTATTAATAGTGGGGCAGTAGCAGTTCCTATCAACACTACACCAACAATGGAGTACGAAAATGCACGAAGTAGAAACAATGGCCTGGGCACACGAAGTTCCATGGCACGGTCTCGGCAATCGCGTCGAAGGGGAAGTGACCTGTGACGAGATGCTCGTTGCCTCTGGCCTCAACTGGACAGTGGAAGAGATTCCCTGTTTCATCAACGTCGATGGCAAGCAGGTACCTGTGGAGCGTAAGGCGTTGGTTCGCAGCACGGACAAGAGAGTTCTGACTGTAACTGGAATGAACTGGCGTCCTTTCCAGAACAAGGATGCGATGGAGTTCTTTCGGGAGTGGACTAACGTCGGCGGCTGTACACTTGAAACAGCCGGCTCGCTGCGCGGTGGAAAAATTATCTGGGCACTGGCGCGCGTTTCTGCTGGCTTCATACTTCCAGGTAGAGACGCTGTGAAAGCCTATATCCTTCTGGTATCACCACACGAAGTTGGAAAGGCGAGCACTGTTCGAACCACAACGGTTCGCGTCGTGTGCGCCAATACACTAGCGATGGCCGGTGGGGTTCAGGGCAAGAACGCAGAATATCGTCAGAGCCATATCTACAACTTCGACACCTCTGCCGCTAAGGCATCTGTGCAACTCGTGAAGGAAGAAGTTGCCAAGATGGAATTGGATTCCCTGGCTCTACAACAGTTGAAGATGAGTCAGTACGATACGGTCCGCGTATTGGCAGAGTTCTTTCAGCCTGCGCTGCCGAACAACACCGAGCACAACATCGAGGAACTAATCAACGAGCCGGACGCACGCTCCGCACGGCTGCAGAAAGTTCTTTGGGCAACTGAAAAGGCGCCTGGTGCGACTCCCGGCAATGGCTGGGGCGTTCTGAATGGTGTCACGTTCTGGGCCGATCATATGGCAGGCAACTCCAAAGACTCCCGCTTGTTCAATAGCTGGCTGGGCGAAGCCGGCAAGATGAAGGACAAGGTCAAGGGGAAACTGATGGAGATGGCTGCCTAATTGATACAACACAAGACAGTGCGGAGATCGTTCTCCGCTCTGTCTTTTTATTTCGGCTAAAATTGAGCCAAAATCGTCCTTGCAATCTGCGGCGTATTGTAATATGTATGTTCTATTGTAACACAGAGTAAGGAGATCCAACATGAACCAACAGACCGATCCCGCGTGGGCCGCCCCTCCGTCAGCAGCCGCCCCTGGTGAGCAGGCTCCGGATGTGAAAGCACAGAAGGAGATGGAAGCCGCAGCGAAGAAGGCAGAGAAGGAAGCTGCCAAGGCCGCCAAGGAGGCGGAGAAGAACGCTGCTGCTGAAGCCAAGGAAGCTGCCAAGGCAGCGAAGCAGGCCGAGAAAAAGGCCAAGGAAGACGCCAAGGCTGCGGCAGTGCTCGCCAAGAACGAAGCGAAGGCAGCCAAGCAGGCTCAGAAGGAGCAGGCGAAGCAGCCCGAGCAGAACGGTATCCGTCGGCCGAAGCCGGAAGGCGAGTGCGGCAAGGCGTGGGCGCTGTTCGATCAGCTGTCTCAGGCGAAAGGCGCTCCTGTCGCTGCGGCGGAAATCCGTGCAGCGATGTCCAAGGGCAGCGAGCTGAACGAAGGCAACGTCAAAGCGGAATACCCGCGGTGGAAGAAGTTCCACGGTCTGTCCGGTATGATTCCGCCGACCCCGTCGCTCGCCCCGACTGCGGCACCGCAGACGCAGCCGGCTGCCTGATCTAACGTCTCGCCGAAACCTGCCCCGGAGGAATTCGCCTCCGGGGCTACCTCCCGGAGAGAGACATGTTAAATCAACAGGCAATCGAGAAGTCGGTTGAGCATCCTGAGGGATTGCTCGACGTCCACAGCATCTTCTACACTATCCAGGGCGAGGGACCTTTCAGTGGGTTCCCCGCCGTTTTTATTCGGCTCGCTGGATGCAATCTCCAGTGCCCTGGCTGTGATACCGAATATACCCAGGGGCGACGCCTTGCACATCCTTCGGTCGTTGCAAAGTATGTGAACTCACTGAGCCTACCGAAAGGTCTCGTAGTTATTACGGGCGGGGAACCGTTCAGGCAAAATCTGACTAATCTGTTTGAGCATCTTGTAGCATTTGGACATCTCGTTCAGGTTGAGAGTAACGGAACTCTCCCTCCGAGCGATTACGAGTATTCAATATATACTCGAATCGATCATTTCCACGGGGTCCATATCGTCTGCAGTCCAAAGACTGGACGTATCAATCCAATACTTTTAGATAAGGCGCTCTGTCTCAAATATGTTCTCGATGCAGACAGTATGAATCCGGAAGACGGTCTTCCGATTCGCGCCCTCGGCCACACTGCTCATCCGCAGCTTGCTCGACCTCCCGTTGATTGGAATAAGCCAATCTATCTACAGCCCATGGATACAAAGGATCCCGCGCACAATGAGCGGAATATCAAAGCCGTAACTGAGTCTTGCATGAAGTTCGGCTATAAGCTACAATTGCAGATCCACAAATATCTTGGGGTAGAATAAGATGTGCGCAATCATGGGAGCCCTCATTTGGAATGCAACAGCGTACGAACGTCTTGATGCCAATCGTATTCTGAATTATATTGGAAATGAAAGCTTCGCACGCGGCCGCGATGGATGGGGATATCATATCACAGAAACTTATGATATCAGTAATAGGTCAACTCGTAGTAATAAATCCGTTGTTCGATCTACAGGTTGGGAAACACAACACGAATTCTTTAGTCTTAATATCTTTAGTCCAACTAAGAATATGATTGGTAATTTCCGCGCTGAGCCGACAACGGAGTTTGTACGCCACAAACGCGAATACGATCAGCAACCCTATTCGCTTAATAAGTGGAATATTGTCCATAACGGAACTATTGCAAACGATAAAGAACTGCGAACGGATGAATGGGCCACAACTGGAATCGACAGCGTTGTGATCGTTGAGCAACTTGCTGCCGCAGGCGATATCCTAGATCGCGAACTCGCAAAATATGTATTTCAACTTATCATTGGTAAACTCAAAGGTAGCTACGCAATCTTAGCAACGCACGATGATTTTCCAGATCTGATATTAGCTGCCTGCAATTACAGACCCATCTGGATCGCTAGACGAGAATATGGAATCTTTTTTGCAAGCTCACGAGATTACTTTCCAAGAGGATTAGTCCCTGAGATGCTCGAACCTTATTCGATCTGGGCATTTGGACCTAACGATACTGAACGTCTAGATATGGTACCTCTTCTGGGTAAGAAAGCCCTTGTCATCTGTAGCGGTGGAATGGATAGCGTTGTCGCTGCTGCACAGATGATAAAATATGGATATGATATTGAGTTAATTCATTTCCTTTATGGGTCAAGAGCGGAGAGTCCAGAAGTAACTGCAATTCAAAATGTAGCAATCCATTTTGGTGTTCCATCACATTTCATTCCAATGGGAATCTATAGACAAGAAGACTCTCCATTGCTTCAAGCTGATAGTAAAATCGCAGGTGGAGAAGCTGGGGCTGAATTTGCACATGAATGGGTCCCGGCACGCAATCTTGTGATGTTAGCTCTTGCAACTGCATTCGCCGAAGCTAGAGGAATCAATACAATAGCACTTGGAAACAATCTAGAAGAAGCAGGTGCATATCCCGATAACGAACCTGAGTTCATTAATCGTTTCAATGACATGCTTCCTTTTGCAGTTGGTGATGGAAAACGAGTTCGAGTTATCATGCCAGTAGGCAATCTTATGAAACATGAGATTGTTGCTCTTGGACATACCAATGGTGCTCCATTGCACCTCACATGGAGTTGCTATCGCGCAGGTCCGATTCACTGTGGAACATGTGGCCCTTGTTACATGAGACGGACCGCATTCGAAATTAATAAATTACCTGAGGTCATTCAGTACGCTAATTCAAAGGGGGAATGAATGACTTATATCTCAACAAAAACCTATGGTCATGAGATAGGTCTCTCCTCTTGTTTCAGACAATGGAAAGCACAGAGCCACTGCCGATTTCTCCACGGCTACGCTCTCTCCGTTCGTATTGAATTTGAAGCAGAAGAATTGGATGATCGCAACTGGGTTGTTGACTTTGGTAGCCTGAAAGGTTTCAAGGGTTGGTTAGAAAAGACCTTTGATCATCGCCTGTTGATTGCTGAAGACGATCCACATCGATCTGCTCTCGAGATCATGGCAAGCCTTGGGCTTGCCCAGATAACTATCGTGCCTGCCACAGGGTGCGAAGCGTTCGCACAGATGATTTATGAATGCGCTGTGATCTGGTTAGTCGATAATGGTTACTATCCGCGTGTGCGTATGCGGTCTGTTGAAGTATGTGAGCATGGTGCTAACTCTGCAATCTTTATGGAGGAACAATGAAGCTCGAAAGCAAGTTCACGTTTGGAGATGTAGTACGTATCGATGGAGGTAGTGTCAACGCCTTTGTGATAGGCTTTGCTTTCTACCCTCACGATGTAACGATTCAGGTATCGTGGTGGAATAACGGTGAACTAAAAGAACAATGGGTTGCAGAGTGGAGACTTGTTAAGGTAGATCACTCATGAAAGTATATCTCGCAGGTCCCATACGAAATGTAGCGGATCCAATTTCATGGAGACGCAAACTCGCTACTAAGATGCCAGAAGGCTGGGAAGTAGTTGATCCAACTAAGATCGAATTATTTATCGACAACGAAGACAGTGAAGAAGCTATAGAGAGACTTGTCAAGGGTGATCTTGATGCTATTAAATCATGCGATGCAGTTCTTGCTCTAATTGATATGCCTTCATGGGGGACTGCGATGGAAATATTTTACGCTCATAGCCTAATGATTCCAATCGTTGCTTGGAATCCAACTGAAAAATCTGTTGGACCTTGGCTCAAATTTCACTGCACGATTATTGTACCTAGATTTGAAGATATCAAATTATTCTTGCAAAATCTACTTGTAAAAGCGTAGCATCCCGTTTATAATTGCCACAACGGAGCAAAGCATGGCCGAGACTCTGCGCGAAGCGTTCAGAGCTGTTCTCAAGAACATCAAGGGAGAAGATGCGAATCGAGAAGGTCTAATCGAGACACCAGATCGTGTAACTAGCGCCTGGGAGTTCTGGACTTCAGGCTACGAGATGGATCCCCTTAGTGTTCTCAAGACCTTTGTTGATGGATCCGAAGGTGTAGACGAGATGGTCGTAATCAAAGATCTACCTTTCTATTCCCATTGCGAACACCATCTTGCTCCATTCTTTGGCACTGCGACAATAGGTTACCTACCTCACAAACGTATTGTTGGATTGAGTAAGCTCGGGCGGTTACTACAGATCTACTCCCGCCGCCTGCAAGTACAGGAACGCCTGACGTGTCAAATCGCTGACGCCATTAGTGAAGCACTGAACCCTCTGGGTTGTGGCGTTATAGTGCGGGCCCGTCACCTGTGTATGGAGTCGCGAGGCATCTGTCAACAGGGACACTACACTGTCACGAGTGCTCTACGTGGTGTGTTTAAGACCGAAGACTCCGCTCGTTCGGAATTTCTTGGGATGAAATAGAAATATAATATCAACGGAGAGCGGTTATGGTTATGACTAGAGATGAGATTTACAACTCTGCTATTAAGATCATTAAGATCATAGAGGAATTACCTAAACAGAAAGCTGAAACAAGAAATGATCTACTTTCTTTTTCACAATTAAGTAAACTTAGACGATTAGAACCATTGGGTTTTGGGATAGAAGAAGTTCGTAATAAGACATGGTTTAGTCCTGAAGAGTGCATTCCCGATGTAATCTGGCCAATCGATGTTGGATTAATAGTTGAGAAAGGAGGTCGTCTTGGTGATTTATTTCTCGCTAATGTCAAAACCATTAATATGAAAGAAGCTCGACCTTACGCCAGTCGGTTTAGTAAATTCATGATTCGTTTAGATTATGCTACTGAATCAGATGGTAGATTAATCTTTGGTTCAGACCTGTTTGCATGGATTAATAATTCTTGGATAGACGCTACAAAACAATTCAAAAGATTGAGAGAAAGTAACAATAGTCAAGGTCACGTTGTTAGTGCATCCATTGCAGTCGCGTTAAGTCAACGTTATGAATGGGCAATTTCACTTTCGTTTAAAGATACTCCTTCAATTCGTTTTGCTACCGATCCGACTGGTATTAAAGATATGTTTCGAGTTCGTGATCTTCCTGAGGGTAAAGATCGTCGTGAAGCGTTAATGACTTGGATTACTAATCATTGGAGACAAAAACGTCACGATCCCGATATGGAAATCTATGTTCGTAAACATCTTCGTGGAGCAACTCAATTCAATTGGAAAAATATGAATATCGAATTGACCCCTTCCCAATTCGATATTGATAAAAGAGATGCTCTAATAGTAGAACGTGAAGCTATGCGTACAGTTGGTACAGACAGAAGATCAAAATAATTGGGTCATCGGATGCATATCTATCTAGCTGCTATCTACACAAACGGATATCGCGCCGGGGGTAACTCCGGTCGCTACCAGAATTTGACCGACAATGAGAAACGGTTAGTTGATGCCGTCCCGCACATTCTAGAATCATATCATTACGTCGGAAAGCAAAAGTTTGTCGACGCCATGCGCGAAGATAAAGTACGGGTGTTCCTTGACTCAGGAGCGTTCTCTGCTTACACACTCAAGGTAGATCTTTCGGTTGCCGAATACTGTGAGTACATCAAACGCAATTTAGATATCATACGCGTCGAAGACGGAGTTGTAATGGCGTCTGTGCTCGACGGTATTGGTGACCCACTTCAGACATATCGCAACCAATGCGAGATGGAAGCTCGGGGTGTCCGTCCGTTACCTTGTTTCCATTCAGGTGAGGACGAACGTTATCTTGAGCACTATGTTAAGAATTATGAATACATCACATTAGGCGGCATGGTCGGAGCTTCATCCACACAGCTTATGAAGTGGCTCGATAGAATCTGGGATAAGTATCTAGTCGATGGCAGTGGCCGCCCGCGTATTAAAGTACACGGATTCGGAATTACTTCTATTCCAATTATGGAAGCATATCCTTGGTATAGCTGCGACTCATCTTCCTGGGTGCAGACTGCTGCGTTCGGTGGTATTCAGACACCACAATGGGGTCCGATTAACGTCTCCTCGAAGAGCCCACAGCGGCATGACGCTGGTCAGCACGCCACAACTTTGTCTTCGATCGAACAAGATGTTATCTTCAAGCATCTTGAGGATATGGGTTTTACCTACGAACGGTTGTCCACCGTTTATGAGTCTCGTGCAGCTTACAATCTCTGGTCGTATGGTGTTATAAACGCTTTGGTCGACGCAGTTAACGGTGGCATCTATAAAGGCAGAGTAAGGGAATTATTCTAGATGTTAAAAGAACTTCGTTTTGTGCAAGGCGCGGTCGCTAAGAAGGATTTTGTTCCCGCAATGACTCATTTCCGTATCGAGAAAGGAACCGTTCGATCATTCAACGGTAACCTAGCCATCTGCAGTCCCATTGCATTGGACTTGGAATGCGTACCGAAGGCTGAAACTCTAGTTCGTGCAATCTCCAATTGCGAAGAGGAAGTTGTTCTCACTCTGACTGAGAAGAAACGTCTTCGTGTACAGAGTGGTAATTTCAAAGCCTTTGTTGAAACCGTTGACACCGATGCAACACATCCAGAGCCGTCAGGTAACATTGTTCATATCGATGGATCAGCATTACTTGACTCATTCGAAAAGATTAGCGCCTTTGTTGGTAACGATGCATCTCGTCCTTGGACCAATGGTATTCTGTTACGAGGTCAGTCCGCTTTCGCAACGAACAACGTCTGCGTGATTGAATATTGGCTTGCGATCGACATCCCGTTTGTGGTTAACATTCCGGGCTCGGCAGTTAAAGAAGTGATCCGAGTTGGGGAACCCCCCTCCCACCTTCAGCTTGATAATAACTCTGTCACCTTTCATTACCCAGGTGGTAGATGGATTCGTACTCAACTCTACGTTACAGAGTGGCCGGACATCAGCAAAGTGTTAGATCATAAATGTGAACCAGTTCCAATTGACCCACGCCTCTATCCTGCGCTTGATAATCTAACTGCATTCTCAGATGACCTTACACGCATTCATATCAAAGACGGAGTTCTCCAAACCCATCTAGATGAAGAAACTGGAGCCAGCTACGAAGTAAACGGTCTGGGCATTGGAGGAATCTATCAGATTAAGATGCTTCGTTTACTCGAGGGAGTCGCTGAGACAGCAGACTTCACACGTTATCCACAACCAGTTCTGTTCTTTGGACAAAAGTTGCGTGGTGCGATTGTTGGTATGCGTGGATAAATCATAAACCCAATGGAGGATACAATGGCACTCAAGACCAAGTCAGTTGATCTCGGAACTATCCAGGACAATCTGATTGCAGCTCGAAAGAAGTTTGCAGCGGATGAGCGAGCTCTGGAACGGGCACATCAAGCGTATGATATGTCCAAAGAAGAATATTCGAAAGCAGTCCAAGAGTTGAAGGACGCAACTCGGACCGTACTGGGCTAAGATGCCGATCAATCCTGTCGAGGGTCTTTTTTGGGATGATAGCCCACCACCCCCGAAGGAAAAGATCCAACGGGAGAAGCGTACTCCTCCTGAACAAACTTGGCTCGATCATTTGCCCGGACTTGAAGAAGCCCGGGCATTTCCAGTCAAGCTATTGACCTATGAAGAACTGCTTGACATCTCTGTAAAGCAAGAAGAACTTATAGTCGACGTCGAAGTATTCTCAAACTACTTCCTCGCTGTATTTACCCATGTGGCCTCAGGTAAAGTCTTCTATCTGGATTCTACGCAATCCGAATATAAACACGGGTTGCGTTGGATTATGGCGAATTGTCTTACGATCGGATTCAATTCTATCTCATACGATCTGACAATCTGTTACTGCGTCTGTGAAGGTTTATCAACCGAATTCGTAAAAGAGATCTCGGATGCTCTAATCAAACTCAATGTAAGCCCCTATGAGATTCATCATAGGTATAGGATTAAGAAGTTCGGTGTTAATCACATCGATTTAATTGAAGTCGCTCCATTGTTTGCAAGTCTGAAAACGTATGCTGGAAGACTCCATGCAAAGAAGATGCAAGATCTTCCATTCCACCCAGATACTGTTCTGAGCGAAGATCAGATTATCATTGTTCGTTGGTATTGCGTAAACGATACTCTCAACACCCAACTCCTTCGCGAATGTCTGAAGGAACAGATCGAACTACGTTACGAATTGAGCAATGAATTCAGTGTAGACCTACGTTCGAAATCTGACGCACAAATTGCAGAGGCTGTTATCAATAAGGAACTCAAAAGAATTACAGGACGCTTCCCAACCAGACCTAAAGTTGAAGTCGGTACAGTCTATAAATATAAGGTTCCTTATTATCTTAACTTCCAATCTGACTTGATGAAATATGCTTTGAATGTTGTTGCGAACGCCGAGTTCATTGTCGACTATACCGGATCGATTGCAATGCCGAAAGAGATCAAAGAACTTCCGATTGAGATGAATGGTTCCGTGTATCGTATGGGAATCGGAGGTCTGCACAGCTCCGAACAGACTGCTGCTCATATAAGCGATAATGATTTCATACTGTTAGATAAAGACGTGACATCATATTATCCATTCATTATCCTAAATCTTGGATTGACGCCACAGCATATGGGAGATGCGTTCCTCACTGTATATCGATCCATTGTCAACAAACGACTCGAGGCAAAGCGAGCTGGAAATAAGGCCGTCGCTGAGTCCTTGAAGATTGTTGTCAATGGAACGTTCGGTAAGCTAGGCAACATGCACTCCATTATCTATTCTCCTGATTTGTTATTCCAGGTCACACTTACAGGTCAGCTAAGTCTTCTACTTCTGATCGAACGTCTAGAGCTTGCAGGGATTCGTGTTGTCAGTGCCAACACAGATGGTATTGTAATTAAGTGCCCTCGTCCTCTTCAGACTAGAATGAATGAGATTGTTAAAGCCTGGGAATTCGATACTCGTTTTGAAACTGAGGGATCTGAATTCAAAGCTCTCTATTCTAGAGATGTTAATAACTACATCGCAATCAAAATGGATGGAAAGACTAAATCTAAAGGAGCTTATGCGAAGCCTGAACAGCCTGAACAGAAGCTGCATAAGAATCCAACAGCAACTGTCTGTCTAGATGCGGTAATTAATTATCTCGTTAAGGGAATTCCATTGGAAACCACAATTCGAGCTTGCACCGACATAACGAAGTTTGTCAGCGTCCGCAATGTACGCGGGGGAGCTGCGAGGGTTCAACCCGCTGGGAACGAATATATCGGTCGTGCCATTAGATGGTACTATGCAACGGGAGTCGAGGGGGAATTAGTCTATGTTATCTCAGGTAACAAAGTACCTCGTTCTGACGGAGCTCGGGAACTAATGGTACTTCCAGACTCTCTCCCTACCGACATAAACTATGAATGGTATATTACAGAGGCAGAGAGAATACTAGTCGATATTGGTGCCACTGTAGCGCCGGCTGTAGCCCCTGATCAACAAACGGTCACAGCAGCACAGGCCAGCTAGAGAAACGCACTGTAGCGGCGGCGCTGCGGCCTACGCACACATCAAAAAGCACAGCTAACAACGAGGGGTACCAACAAATGATTCACATTGTTAATAAGGGAAAGACGGGAGAACGTGAGGTTGCAGATGCAATGAACTATTGTATCTACCTCGCAATGACAGACTTAGGTTATCCGAGAGAAGAATGTCTTAAAGGAATGTGTACCATCCAGAGGAATCAGATACAAACTGCTATTGGAGGTTCGGATCTGATTGGTTGCTACGGTCTTTCAGTCGAAGTTAAACGGCAAGAGACACTTAGTGTCAATACTTGGTGGAAGCAATGTGAGACGTCTGCAAAGCGAGACAATGCAATTCCTGTTCTTATCTATAGACAGAATAAAAAACCGTGGCGAGTCAGAACCTACATCTCAATGCCCCTTCCCGAGGGTCACCAGATGCAGGCTATTGCAGAAATCGATTGGGATACTTTTCGGATTTGGTTTACCGGGTGGGTAAAAGCCACCCTCCAAAAATAAAGCTTGCATCAACAGGCAGATCTACATATACTGTGCGGCTAACGGAGCACAAGCCTATGGCCGCAGAACGGGTGATCATCGAAGCCGAACCCGGCGAACTATTACCATGCCCATTCTGCGGTTCACCTTGTTCATTCGAACATGACAAAAGTTGGGACTTGGCATCGTGGTACGTTTATTGCCGCGATGTCAAAGATGAATGTCCAGTCGGATACACAAACTCAATCGGATACGCGCGTCGGGTTGAAGCAGCGGCGAACTGGAATAAACGCCATGCGTAGGGTTGTTCCAACGAAACTTAAGACAGCACGTCTCGAGGGCTACGGTTATCCTAAATCGGAGCTGGCAGGAGCATTTCAATTGATGGGTCCCTGCGGCGCGTCATTACGAATTATATCTAATGGTGCTGAACATCCAGATGCACACGGTTGGGAACATGTTAGTGTGAGCACCGAAAGAAGATGCCCGAATTGGGAAGAGATGTGTTTCATTAAAGATCTATTTTGGGAAGAGACTGAATTAGTTATTCAATATCATGTGCCTAAAGAAGACCACATCGACAATCATCCTTATGTACTTCACATGTGGCGTGATACTCACTTTCCGCATCCGCGCATGCCACCTGCTAGTCAAGTTGGAATAAAAGGTCTGTCTCACGAAGAGTCACGAAAACTGGGGCGGCGTATGTATCGAAAGGAAACTTAACATGAGAGACAAAGGCTGGGAGATTTGTCATGGGCTCAATAGAGAGACCGTGTCATGATTGTCCTCTTACGAACATTGGACAATTATCACCGCGTCAGCGCGAAGTTGTCGAGCATCTCATCAAAGGGCTGTCTAATAAAGAGATAGCAAAACTGATGAGTGTTGCCGAAGGAACTGTTAAGATGTGGCTACACACGGCCTATACTAAGACCGGAACGAAGAATCGAACAGCACTAGCCATGATGTTCAACGGAAAAACTGTAGTTCCGCCGCCTCCGACTGACAAATACGGAATCACTTAGATGACAGTTATGGACGTCGAAACACTCGAAACGCTTCTCACTCTCATTCGTCCAGTAACTAATGAGATAGCTAAAACTGCTGATTCGAGAATCAGTAGTGGGGGTGATTACTTTGGTGTTGCTCTCAAAGTATCGGAAGCGAGAGATCTTATCAAAGCAACTCTCATGCTCGAGGGACTTTTAATGGCAAGAAAAACGGGGCGTTAATCCTTGCCTAAGATTATCGTGGAGGGACAGCAACCATGACCCATCAGATCAACCTATCTCCAGAGACTCTTGCTGTGCTTCGTGCATTACGACTAATCCAACATCGAGCAAAACTTAATGGTCGCCAGGAGATCACACTTGGCGACATCGAATGGGCAATTCAAGAGTTGGAAAAGAAATGAGTGAAGAAGATAGCTGCAATCTGCTTATCCATCTTCAAGAGGTGGCAGCCAGCTATGCACGATGGGCAGCAACGCATCTTGCAGATAGGAATTTTGAAGATTCCATTCTATTTCAACATGAATCTGCTTTTACATCCGCCTATGCTCGCAAGATGCTATTCCAATTGATTGAGAATAGTGGCGGAGAAAAACATGAATAAACTCAAGACATTGGCAGAACTTGAAATCTGGTTTGCAGAGTTCGAGAAACGTAAACGAGAAATGATAGCTGCTGGCATGTCTAGAGAAGACGCAGACAATAAAGCCGCGACAGAAATTCGTCACCAGATTCGTCAAAGTGGGTCAGGTCGAGCACATTGACAAAACTTATCTTCATATTTGCCGGCTTCGGCGCCACTCTTATTGCCTGGGGCATAACTTTTATCGGGCGAGAACCACCGCGAAAACAGCCAATCGTTAAACAGGAGATACGCGCCACACTTCAGGAGCGATGGGGTAACACACCGAGCAACGTTATAGTCTCTCCTCCGAAGATTAATACCGTTAAAACTATTGCAATCACTCGAGAACCCATTGAAACAGTTGAAGTAAAAGAGGTTGCGCCTCAGATAGAAGAAGAGATTAAAAGACCCCATAGAAGAACTAGATTTAGACCAGCTCGATCAGAAATCTGTAGAGCTCATGGTATGCGTAAAGTCTACGTAGGAAGATATAAATGGAGATGCAGAAGATGAAATATCCAGTTGGAATAATCAGAGGCGATGGTAAGAAACAGATCGCTGTTCGTTTTCCACCCAAGTTGTTCAAGGAGATTATTGAGATAGCTAAATCGGACGGAAAGGATTTCAACGCCACAGTAGTGGGTCTCGTGACTTGTGGCAAACTATGTGTCGAAGAGAGCGATGCATTGGAGCCACGTCAATGAATCACAGAATTCAATGGGTCGACAGTAAAGCAGAGGCTGAAAGTAGACCCAATCCGAAATACCCTCTTGGCATTGATCTCGATATGTCTAAGGGCCAGAAAGAGATGTGCCTTGTCATGTTACCCTATCCAGCAAAACGAATAGGGTATTATATCATTGAATGTCCGAAATGCGACCTTCGTGTTAGTATTAGTACCGCAGGTCGCGCAGACGATCCCCGCTCAGTGAAATTAGCCTGTAAGGGATTCAGAAAATGAAAGCTGTAGATCAACTTGATACCGAAGCTATGATACGTATTTCAGAACGTACAAAAGAATTAATGGTTGCGAGATCCAGTGTTGATATCTTAAAATGGATAAATAAAAATCGAGATAAGGTAAGATTACTTGGTGAATGCACCTGGCTTGCTACTCGTGAAGAATTAGAAAGATAAGAAAATGAAACGCTGGATCATCATAAGACACATCAGATATTTCTATCTACTTTATCAAGTCAATAAACATTATGAAATGTGGATGAAGTTGGGCATGTTACCTGTTCATATCGATAAAGATTATGATCAACTAGATAAGATCTGGAGTGGAGAAGCGTGAACATTCGCATCCCGACTCGAGTAAAGAAACTTGAGGAAAAGAAACGTATTTCTTATAGCAGAAAAGATAAGAATGGAGAAGCAATAACTATAATGGAAAACTTAGGATGGTTTGTACACTTCGAGGGAAGCTGGGAAGCTCTCTTTGTTGGGTACGAAAAACCAGAAGGTCTCGAGACAGGTTCTGAGGTAGATATCATTATTCAACCTCGAAAGGCTCGCCCTTGACATCCACTGCGTAATGTGCAATAATGTGTTACCGTCAAGCTAAACGGGAGTAAGCAATGAATCTCTACTACATAGATGCCGGAGAGAAACGTTTCTTTGCCAATAAGACAAACGCTCACAATGCCGCCCAGAGTGTGGCTGATAGAGTTCAACACGAAGTAACTATATCTCGAATGTTTATTGCAGTCGATCGAGATAATATTGCTCGTCTAGCTAATTCAGAATCGGGATTCAGTCAATTCGTAGGGCGAGTCTGCATAGTATTACCTAGAAAGCGCCCGAAGTTAAAGATGAAAAGAATTGCCGCAACGCTAATGTTGCTCACAGCATTTCTGCTGCCGAACCCTAGTGAGGCAGCCAGCTGCACTACACGCCGTAGTGGTTCAGTGAGCATCACAACCTGCGACGGCAAGGATTTCTATTCACAATGTCGTAGTTACCGTTCAGGGAGCGTCGTCAAGACGAGTTGCAGATGAAAGATATCGAAGTCAAGTGGGACAATTTAGGTAAAGAATTGCAGACCACGCCAAATGGTGCAGCAATTCTGCGTATGTTAATGGGGCATGGTATCACCCACCTCGTCAAGATGGATAACGGTCTCAAACAATCGTGCAGCATAGAGATGGTGCTCGACTATTATCATAAAGTATAAGCCGGTGACAAAAATGGAATTCGACTACCGACCTTCCGGTCCTGAGGTCGAGAAGGCTGATCATTATGACGTCACATTTTGTGACGACCCAGCAATTGGTCTTCACATCTTTTCTTATCGCGCGGATGGAACAATCATCTGCGAGACAACTTTATCTGTAAAGGCAACATTAGACCTAGTCAAGTACTGCATACCCCATCTCTACGACAAAGCAACCAGGAGATCTGAATGACTGAGAACCAAAGAATCGCTAGCCTGACTACTGATGCAGTTCGAACATCTGCTGACCGTATGGTTGCGGATATCAAAGCCGTGGTCGAACAATCGGATAAGATGGCAGAAGCTATACGCCAGATAGCTACTAAATTCGAAAACGATATCGGCGCACGAACACTCGAGATTACTGACGTCATCGGATCCTATGTAGCGTTCTGTGGCAAGACCGCTGACCTATTCAAAGGTCTGCAGACCCCTGCATCCATACCGAATGGCAACGGGCACCCCGATAGAGGACATTGGGAAGATGAGATCAGTAAAATCCGTTCCATGTTACCTTCACAAGTAGACGGGAGATAAACAAGATGACGTTCGAGGAATTCAGCAAGGCCAATCGTACCCGTTGCGAAGCACGGGATGGTTTTAATCATCCGCTATCTGGTTGGTCAACCAGCGACTGGTTCGTTGCGATCATGGGGGAGCTTGGAGAGGCGGCCAACATCGCTAAGAAACTCAATCGCTCGCGCGACGGCATTCCTGGAAACAAGGAAGCTGACGATGTGTTACGTGCGAAGCTGCGCAAGGAGATTGGCGATACTGGTGTCTATCTTGATCTGATAGCACAGTCGCTCGGTTTCCAACTTGGCGAAGCCATGGTTGAGGTGTTCGATAGTAAGTCAGTCGAGATTGGATATCTGGAGAAACTCAAATGACCCCTCCCTGCGAGAAGTGTGCCTGCCCCTGTAATCTTCCCCCGAACGACTACGGGGAACTCATCTGCAAATCGTGTACCGAAAATGCAGAAGAAGCCGCGTACGATCGCCACATGGAATCCTTCCACGACGGTGGCGCTACACAGTGGAAGACACTTCAGGAGCAGCAAATTGATCTGTGGGGATTGAAGTGAAAACGGAGTCTCCACTCGTAAAATCAATTCAAGCTGAGGCAATACGAAACTCCAGTAAGGGTATCGCCGGAAGCACGACAGGAAAGGCTACACGGGGCAACGTGGCCTGCGCCTACTATCCAGCATGCAATCGGTTCGCTTGGTTCGTCAACGGTGAACCGGAGACTAAAGCCTACGCTACTCATCTTCTGATGGGTACTGTCTCAAGGAAGAAGTCATGAGGCCTATCGGGCACACCCAAATGATGGTGTTGAAGGCGCTCAACGTCCACGGGTCGTGGACTACACAGTCGGAATGGACCTGGATGGGTTACTCCGACATGCGAAAGACCCTCGAGACGCTTGTAGTGCGAGGGCTTGTGATCAAAAGAAGAATTCCGCAGAAAACCAGTCAGTGCAAGAAAAGCTGGATAATTGTCTATTCACTACCACCAAACAGTCTGGAAAACAAATGACCAAGAAGTACACACCTACAGGAACACCCCTCAGTGCCCACGAGAAGGAAATTCTCACAATCCTAATGGAGGAATGTGCTGAGGTTATCCTAGCCGCCTCTAAATTGATTCGCTTTGGGAAAGAGAATCGGCCAGACGGCATGGCAAACGTTGATCATCTAAGTATCGAATACGGTGAAACTATTTACATCGGAATGATGGCCCACAAAATGGGTCTGATGCGGACGACCGCCATGGATAGCGGATGGGATGGTAAGCAGGCTAAATTAGAACGTTTCATGCAGACTGTCTGGGATACCAAATAAAAGATACCAATCACACAAGGAGACTAAGATGTACAAGTCCTATCTGTTCAAGACCAAAGACCCCGTGATCGATCTGTTGCGCACGGCGCTGCAATTCGAAGCGGAAGCCCAAGGCGTCAAGTTCGGCACGGTGATCGCTCAAATTTCCAAGTCGAGCGGCGTGACGAACACCACACTCCGCAATTGGTTCTTCGGAGCCACCATTTCACCGCGTTATTGTTGCGTCGCGGCCGTCGCCAATTCGGTGAGGGCAAGCTTCCGCATCGGCGAGCGCAAGACAGTCAGGCGCAAGCCCAAACTGAGGTTAGTCGCATGACACAGGAAGAACCCCGTGATAACTAATCAAATAATCCAATTCCGGCTAATGGAGATGCCGTGCTGTCATCTGATGCTGTGTTGGGTCAATCCGCGCCTTCCGAACTATTGCCCAGAATGTGGTACCCATATCTTTCTGAAGCTTAAGTCAGGTGAGTACACACGCATCAATGATAAGAATGCAGTACTTAGAATGGACTCGGATAAGATATGAGTAAAAATAGAGGAGTCAGGGTAAAGAAAGTTAACGGGGCGTAGGAGGAAAAATCTATGACTGGCCTTGGACGTCAAAGAACTAAGAAAGCTATCAAGAAAGGTTTATCTCAGAAAGAAAGATTAAGAAGAAGGACAATCGAATTCAATAAAGATTACCTTGAACTTGTTAGATATGAGAATGAAACTAAGCGTAGAAAACAAGATAAAGAAGATGATAAAGAGGGGCGCTAGGGGGCTTGTACAGCGGCGCAAATTGCGCCGCACCCCCTATAGCGGCTACAACTAGATCTTGCTGTAGCCGCCCCGCACGCGGCCTGTATAGCGATCAAAAAGTAAGCGCAGCACGCTCCCGCAGTGCCGCGCTTACTCAAATGTAACCTAGTTCAAGGCAAGGGTTGTGGGTAGTCTGCTGGTAGAGGGATCGGCACCGTACAGCCACCGGGCCGACAGATGATCTTCATAGTGTGGTTCTCCTTTCGTTGTTGTGAAGTTCGGGTGGAACCCAGTCTCTCCCTTCGCGATACCAACCTAGATTAACACGAGGGGGTGCATCCACTACTTCTTCCTCTATCAGAGGCAGAAGGTATTGTGTTGTCGAAGTAGATAACGATACCACACGATTGTCCCTAAGTATCACCCGCATTGCTTATCTCCGTTTCAACACCCTTTGCAGATCGAAGGAGGTGCCGGTGGATATGGAGGCAGTGGTGGCACCTTGCTCCGATCCATTCCAATATAGGGATCGCCTATTGGAGGCGATTCCCTCTCAGCGTATAGGGGATCCGAATACCGCGATTCCGAGAATGCCGATCAGAACGAATAGAATGAGCCAGGAACCGAATGGAGCCCACGGATACTGTTGAGTTCTCCAAGGTCCAAGACCAAGTATACCGAGGACACCAATCAGAACGTAGATCAACCAGAACCAGATATTCGCACCCATGACGTTCTCCTATCCTTTGGTTCCAACTTGCTGACCGTTGACGTAGATCAGCACCTCGCCCGAGACCTCGATATCGACCCGGGGTAACGCAGCCTGAATCGGAGGTTGGGTTTCCTCACCCTCTTCTTCATCAGTAATTGGACCCCCAAGAACGGTAGCAATAGCATTGCAGATCGCATCAAGACTGCCACCATAGATGTTGCAGTCAGCCTCACTGTCTACAAAGCACACCTCGATCAAGATCGCAGGCTTCGATGTATTGTTGAGGAAGTAGAGATCGGTGCGCTTCTTCGCACCACGATCAATGAAGCCACATGCGGCTATGGCGGCGCTGACCTGGCCAGCGAGTGCCGCCTGTGTGACGTAGAGAACCTCAGTTCCCACAGGGCCTTCGCGTTGTTCGAACGCATTGAAATGAACTGATATGTCTAAATCGCGTTGTTGCGAATTATGATACTCAACAATGGTATCGAGATTGGTACTTTGATCCTTTGAAGTGTCGTCGTGGAAAATATCGACCTCAACACCTCGATTATCTAACTCGGTGGCAAGTTGCTCGACCACATGTCGAGCTTCATCTACCTCATCGATAATACCGCTTGCTCCGCGCACATACTTACCATGCCCGGATGATATAACAACTCGACCGTAGGCCATAGGATCCTCCTATTTGTCTTTCTCCAACATCTCCTTACGTCGAAACTCATTGATCTCTTCAGACAACGTCACAACTCGCTTGCACAGATCGGTTAGCTCGTCGCCATCTAATGGTCCAGGTGCGCGTAGGCCAAGTAGTTTCTCCATGCGACCGTCTAAACCATATACGACAAAGACACTGTGGCGAGCCTGCTGCGCCCCGTAGCGATGTCCCTCCAACACGATGCAAGGAACATGCTGATCTAGAATGATTGCCGACGACATGAACTCGCGCCGAAATCCTATATCGCTCATAAAGCGATAGGCGAAGTAAGCCGGAATGGCAATAACAACGATAAGGAACAGGATTAGAATGTTGGTCAGATTGAGTGATCTGACTATTCCAAAAGCCTGTTCCAGCTTTCCGTTGTTCGTCATTCGGTAGAAGTCAATCCTTCGCGCGACTTCGCCATCATGGCGATGTACACTGGATTTTCTGCCGGCCACTGCGCAGGCGGAAGTAGAGCTGGATTTGGAATCTCTTCTCTCACAGTTGCAACCGGAGGCTCAGGCATGTTTTTGATCTCCGGTTCCCATGGACCGGGGAAAGGAGGCGTCTTGCTCTCAGTCATTTTATTCTCCTGTTATGCTAGGAATTGACCACCCGAACTTGCACTGCCTGGGGTATTACCTGGACACGGATGCCCGTTCATGTTAATGATGGCATTCTCAGCAACAAAGTATTGAATTCCAGTACAGTTGCTGACAAGTACATCAGTGCCGCCCCAACTCATAACACCGAGAGACGTACACCAGAAGAATACTGCACCTGCATTCATACGAATGTTTGAGAAGTGCCAGAAGCCTGTCTCTCCAAGAAGAAGATAAGTATGTCCAACCGAACCGTGACCGTAACAGACAATCGCTCCACCCATTATATGGTTGTTGCCAAGGAAACGATTGTTACCCTTGAACTGAGCAAACTCTCCGTCTGCACAGTCAACGAAACGTGAACGCGGGTTATCGACCAACATTTCGAACTGACAATTGTTCACAAAGACTCGAGATCCCATAGCACGAACACCTGCCATAGCGTCTGGTCCTGCATGAGCCATCTCGAAAGTGACACCCAGGAATGACATGCTCGCAATCGATTCCATCCACATGCAAGAATATAAATCGATGTGCATAAATGCAGATCGAATTCGATACGAGCCTGGATTGTTCTGATCTCCAGTTAGTGATACAGCACCGCCGAATGCACTGATCGAAGTACCGTCATAGGTTCCCGGGATACCAAGTCGCATATTGATCGAGAACAAAGGCGTAGCCGCATAACGTGAACCAACCGCGTTCCAGCAGCCAGCAATAGTACGGAACGCCTTATCGGGCGTGTTCAGCGTACCATCACCGGTCGCATCATTTCCGTCAGTGCGAATCCAACAGTCGATGCCGCCTTTGACTAGCAATGGGACCTGACTGGCAACCATTCCGCAGACGTAGAAGTAACCATTGAGATAGCAGATAATGTACGGGATGCCTGCGCGCAGATCAAGCCGTTCGAGATGCTGCCCATCGTTGCGCAGAAGATATACTCCACCCAGACCGTTGATATTGATTGTAACAACAGCTTGGTTAGTTGTCTCAGGAACAACAGTCAATGTCATGAAATTGTTGTAGCGTGTGGCTACCGGATCGAGAGCAGCCGAATAGTTATTCGGCCCTCCTGTCATATATGTCGATCGAGGCAATCCGCGCTGATTAATATATCGCACCGCACGTTCGATGTGATCAAGACGGGAGCAGTCGTATTGCAACTCTCCCTTCATAATCAGATTCATATCTTCAGCTAACATCGCGTTAGCTGCGGCTGGATCAAACCGTGGCTGACAGCGACTGGTGCTGTACCACAGTTCATTACATCCAGCAGGGGTGTTTACGTCAATACTGTTCTTGGCGTCTGCTGCTGGAACGCCACTGTCTGGGAACATGGGCATGGTTGGTTACTTCCTTTTGTCAGCTGCGAGCAGCCAGTTGAGCTTCTAACGCCTCGACCTTGGCGTTAAGTTCTTTGACGGCATTGATCAGAGCGTAAGTCAATGCACTTGAATCTATATCTCGAAGATCTGAGACCAGAACTCCATCAATCATGCCTGGATTTATTACAATCATCTCTGGCATAATCGTTTCGACATCTTGAGCAACAAGACCTATAAATTCTTTATCAGCAATTGCCACCATATAGTGTGGACTGTTTCCATAAGGAGCCGCAGGGGGAGTTTGCGGCGTCGGCATGCGATTATGATTTTCATCAAGATCGACATGATGCTCTGGTGTTCTGGCTGTATCATTACCTCTATATTTGTATCGAACTGGCTGTATCGAAAGAATCTGAGTAAGACCGCCTTCGTAATTTCCGAGAACATTCTTGATGCGTGCATCAGAAGATGCAAACCAGGCACCACCCGCAGGCTTATAAGCCTGGTTTGACCAAGCCTGAACCTTTGCGCCATTGACCCACCACATAGCATCCAAAGAATTTCCATTTCCGTCGGTGTTACCCATTGCCATATAAAAATCCGGACCTTGAGTAGACCAAAGCCCAAATGACGAACCAGTTGAGTGAAAGAGTTGAACGCAAGGATTATTATTAGCGAACATGGAGAAACGGCCATAGTTACTGAACATGTGACCGTTGAACGTCGACGAGCTGGCACAGACAATCGTATTCATACGCATCTGGCCAGAATTATCCATGTCTCCAACGTTTGAGATATAATTCGTATCTGTACGCCCCGCGACTCCAAGATTTGAATTAATCTGAAGTCCACCCGACATCGTGTCGCCGGTTATATTGACGTAGCGCGCATCAGCATCACCTTGGCTAATTCCACTCTGAGCAGGAGGAGGAATCGCAGCAATGGCCTGATCGACGTATTGTTTAGTCGAGGCATGCATCGGATCGGTCGGAAGCGCATGCAAGGACAGATAGCCTGTCATCGCATCGCCGGTAATGTTAACATATCGTGCATCGGCAGCAGCTTGACTAATTCCAGGTTCTTCCGGCGTTGGAAGCATCTCAATAACCATATCAACATATCTTTTATTAGCAACATGGTCAGGAACAGTCGGTGTGAACGGATGGTAGAGAACTCCTTTCATTAGATCGCCGGTGATATGAACAAAGCGAGCGTCAGACTCCTCCTGACTATAGGAAGGAGGAACTGGCTTTGCATCCCATCCATATCCGTTCCACTTGAATTCAATCTCTGTGAGCGGGTCCTTGTAGACCTGGTCCAGAACTGGATTAGATGGAAAATCAATAGCCATGATTAGATGTCCTGTTTCGGTCGTTCGTCTGTTGTCGTAGTAGCCTGCGCCTGTAGCATAGCAACGAAAGCATCTGTCATAATCTTCATCTGTAATAGAAACACTGCAAAAGTCTGTGGATTAAAACCAGATGAGATTGCGTGCAAAGCTTCTGACGCATCTTTAGCAACAGTAAGCGATGCTGCTATACCAGCATCGATACGTTCATTTGCATCCCGTTGCATCACAAGCGGAGGGGTTGGTGCAGCAGGATCAGGTACTCCACCTTCAGCGAGCCATGTTTCATAAGCCATACGATCCGCGTTATGAGGATCAGGTGGAATATGAGCACCGTCGCTCGTGCGAATTATATAATCAGTTGTAGTGAGTTGATATTCACTCATTGCAGTCTCGCATCGAAACACATGGGATCGGATGATAGACCAGCCGGCCCTTGACTCGGCGCACTGGAATTAACTAGATTACCAAAAGACACACGCGCACCCAGTCTCGATATCTGTGAATTAACGATCGTTGCAACACCAGGAGGCGTAACTGAGCCACCGATATTAGATAATTCCATATAGACATTGTCACTAGACGAAAGAAACAATGTGGGTGCTACTCTTTTCTGAACTTCAAATGAACCAAAGACTTGTGCTGTGGTGCCACCACTCCACGCTCCAGTCCAACCCGAGCCACATTTCTCATAGTATCGTTTGCACAGTTGCCATTCTTCAGACCAAGGACGGACAAGCAGATGTGTATACATTGGAGGGATATTGCCTGGAACCAGCATAACTCCACTTATCACTGTCTGATATGATACATCAGCAACACAATTAATATGTGATCCAGACAATGCAAGATAGATTACGAGCGTTGCACCTTTTGTATCATCAGTAGGCCACACTCCAATTGTACACGGAGCAAAAGTACCAGTAAACCACTGAGGGACATTTGCAGTTGTCACGTTTAATGTGACATCTGTTACAGCTGAGTTATCACCACTAACCAGTCGCATTAATATAGGTCCCGCTTGTGGAAAACAGCCACGGAAACAAAATGATATAGGTGTAGCATTTGCTGTACCTTGACGCGCACGAGCGATGCGGGCCCCTTCAATTGGTTGTTCAATAAGAACGTAATCACCTCCCATTGATGGTTGTGCAACCGTTATACCAATCAGACAAAATCCATAACGAAATTCTGGGACCTGTCCGAGAGCTTTTGTCTGCAGTGCAAATGCAGATACTCCTGCTTTATTGATCCTCCAACCATCTGCGAAATAAGTATATAGATTTCCACCACCAACAGAAATTCCACCGGTTCCGACGAACTGGTTCATATCGAACCCGCCGTTGATGAGTATGTTACTACTCATATCAATCGTAGCGGGAGCAATCTGCTGTCCACGGCTTTCTATGATTCCAGTCTCACGCCATATAAGAATAGGTGAGTCGATAGCATTACCGGCATCATCAAAACGAATAAGATTGAAATTCGATCCTTTATTACTTGTACTCTCCGCTTGGGAGTCGCCAAGGTTCATCGACCAGCGAAAAACTCCATTGCTCTGACCTACAACAGCACGGGCATTTCCAGACTGACCGTTAAGCCAGAGAATGGATTGTGGTTTAGCAATCGTAATCTCTCCGCTGAACATAGCAGCACGAGTCTCACGATTGATATTGAGTGCCTGACCTATGTAGTTACCATCATTCTTATAAGCATGAAGAATGAAGCTACGACCACCTGCACCAGTTGCTCCTCCGCTCTCTGCGTCATTGCTGCCAAGTTCCATGTTCCAGCGTTGCGCCAATGCCTCACTCATTCCAATGATCGACATGCCCTGCCCAGAGGCAGATGCTATCAATCGCAGGGATGGAGACGCCTTCTGAATTGTCAAATCACCACTCAACGTACCGCCAGTGAGTGGTAGAAATCCAGCACCGACAGCACCGTCGACATATTGTTTGGTAGCGATACCAAGAGGAACAATTGGATTTCCGACAACAGTAGCAAGACCACTTGATCGTTTAATACGAAGTGGGTAATTGATTAAGGCACCCGCATCATCAAAACCGCCAAGTGCAATATCTGAACCAGCATTGGCACCACTCTCTGCGCCTCCATCACCGAGCATTAATTGCCAACGTGCTACATTATTAATACGAGCAAAAATCTGAGGTCCTGTTCCAGGTATTCCATTTAATGTGAGTGCGGGACTAGCTGTCGCTGTCGAGATAGTAAGATTACCACTCATCATATCGCCGGCCACATTGACATAACGAGCGTCGGCTGTAGCTTGATCTAGACCGCCGCTGCCTGCGTTGGAATCAACATACTGCTTGGTCGCAATACCGAGTGGTACAGTCGGGTCTCCCTTGACCGACAGCAGCCCAGTGACTCGATTGCCGACTAGCGCGTGACCTTGAGCCACACCTGCGTCGTTGTAATACGTGACGTAGAAATCGGCAGCAGGTGTGCCGGCAAGCTGGACGCACCAGCGATCAATGGCATCGCGCTGACCGAAGATATTGGGTCCTATCGGATCGTCAGCTGCCTTAGTGATCTTCAGATCACCTGTCATCGTGTCGCCTGCAACGTCGACAAAGGAGGCGCTCGGGTCTCCTGCTTTCGCAGCCCATCCGTAACCGTTCCAGAAGTATGTCACTCCGCCGGAGACATACTCTTCCCCAAGTGCTGGCGATGGAGGAAAATCAAACATTAGATTCCCGTTGCCGTTTCGAGTTGTTCAATACGAGTCATCGCTTCTTGAAGTGCCTTAGTCAGAGCAGCAATCACAGTCATCGGATCGGGTGATTGTATTGCGTTAGGAGCATCTTTGACGGCAGTCGCTGCACTTTCGATTAACGTTTCCTGAAGCTCGTGCGCAACAAAACCCCATCGTTCAATCTCATCTCCTGCAATAAATGGTGTTCCTGTTCTCTGCTCCATTTCAACTTGAGAAACAGGAGTGTAGTCTCTGTGGGTATATCGGATCGGTCGCAATCCTTTCACCGTATCCCACATACTGGTGAGATCAATGATGTCTTTCTTAATACGATAGTCTGATCCACCTACTACGTTGCCAACATAAGTTCCACTAATGTAAAGAGCACCGCCTGGCCAATTAATTGCAAAGGTATAGGTAGGAGCAGCTCCTCCAGTATTACATAAATAACCTTGAACTGAAGATATATAAGTATCAGAATTGATGTACCCTCCTGCGACACTGAAACGAGGAGTGAAACATGTCAACTGATGATCATTCTGAATCTGAAAACGAGCACAGTAATCTTCACTGTGACCTGCATACCTGAAGTCCATATACTGGACTCCCTCGATAGCTGTCACATCTATAATGCCACCCGCTGCGATACCGCCAGAAGTTCCGGTACAATTTCCATTAACATTTCCATTGAACGTACCATTGAAAGATCCAGCGTAGACCGCATTACCCTGAAAACTAACCGTACCTGCAAGATCGATCGACATACGCACGTTAGTCGAAGCATCACGAATGTAATACGCACCATCTGCCTGTGGCCCAGTGTACCAGGTACGCGTACCAGTTACCGTCTGTGCCAATCGTGCGTGAGCACCGTTTACCACAGTCTGCGAAAGACTGTCCTGTCCAGTGACATTGACAGCAGGTGCAGTCAGACCACCGGTCATGGTATCGCCGGTCTTTAGAACAAAAGACCCAACTCGCGCGTCGACATATTGCTTTGTGGCGACGCCTAATGGAAGCAGAGGATCGCGGGCAACCTCGACCGTGCTGTCTGCACGTTTGATTGTCAAGGGGTTATTGATAACAGTACCAGTATCATCACAGGCCTGAATATAGAAATCTGCTCCGGCCCCATAGGCCATTAGAAGATTCCAACGCGCAGATCCACCGCGCATAGCTGTGAGGTACGCTCCTCCAGCATCAATACCATTAACCGTGATCTTCGGAACGGATTTGTCAATACGTATATCACCGTCTGTGGTAAGCAGACCTGTCTTACGAGAAATGTTAATTCCACCGATAGCGGTGGCCGCATCACTATATCGAACCAGACTAAAATCAGAACCAGTATCCGCCCCACCTTCAGCTACATTCAATCCGAGATTCATACGCCAACGAATTAGACCATTATTTGCTCCTTGAATGTATGCCGCACCGCTAGTCTTATTCAATGTAATGAATGGACTTGCAGAAGTAATGTTTAAAGGACCGGACATTGTATCGCCAGTCTTAAGGACATACGATCCGGTATCTACATGACTATCAACATATTGCTTTGTTGCAACTCCTAGAGGAACTGTGGGATCTCCTTCAATAGTTATAAGACCAGTCTGACGACTAATCAGGAGAGGATTACCTATCCTACCTCCAGAATCATCATATCGAGATATTCTGAAGTCAGAACCTATATTACCACCCCCTTCGACAACATTATCTCCTAACACCACAGTCCAACGTGACAGTCCGTCTTTCAGTCCCCGAATTTGAGCGTCAGGTACTCCAACTCTATTCAGACCAAGCCCCGGAGTATCTTTCGAGATGATTAAATCACCCGTCATAATGTCGCCGGAGGTGTTAACAAACTCACCTCCGGTACCACCGGTATCATCTTCCATCGCAGCCCAGCCATACCCGTTCCAGATGTACGAGACACCGTTAGACGTGTATTCCTGGCCGATAGAAGGTGATGCAGGAAAATCGAACATCAATTATACTCGCCGCTCGACTTCTGTTTTTGGATGCGCCGCTCCGTTCGTTTTGATATTCTGCTCTGCCTGTTGCATCGAGGCAATGGTTGCTCTCAACACAAGAATCTGCATCTGCAGATCACCAATAAGTAGTCGAACATTCTGTTCGACATATTGACTAATAGCCTGTTGCTCTTCGTTCATTTCTTACTCCGTTTGAGTTCTTGAACTTCCTTAGCCAACTCTTCGATTGCTTTTTCTATCACTTCTATAGGACTAGGTGGTGGAGGAGGTATCGGTGGAAATGGTACATCGACAATTGCACCATCAATATACCGTGCAGACCCTTGTTTAGCAAGTAATTCTTTCCACACCTCCTCTGTGATCTCAATAGCTTCTAACGGTATCTTTGCGCTACGAGCATTCTCATTTACAGGTGGATAGATATCGCTCGTATAGAAACCAACAGCTCTACCTTCCTCGTCAAACACTCCATAGAAGCGTAAGACGGGATCTGCCATTCCTGACGGGGTCTCAGATTCGTTCATCAATATCCCCACGCTATATATCTATATTCCTGAGTAGCTACTCCGACAGCACCGCCACTGTTAATGTATCTTGGTTGAAAGAAAAATCTACTAGGTTCAAAAGCCTGACTATTACAAGTAATTGAAGAACCATCTCCCAAAGCCGCTACACCTGTTACAACAACACCGATGCACAGATTTGGAAATGCTACTGGAAACGTAACCCATCCATTACCCATACTAACAGGACATGTGCCCATTACGTACATCATTCCACTAGTCAATTTGAAATAGTTGGAATTATTCGGGCACACACCTTCATGGAATACTTTATGCGCAACACCTCCCATACTCCATCCGCCAACCTTCCAAAATGTATCAGTATCAACACCAAAATTAGCAGCAAATGATCCAGGTATGTGGAAAGCCATAAATGCTGAGTTACCTACGCCAGCAGATTTAACTTCTAGTGCATGATATCCAGAACTATTAGCAATTAATCCTGTACTAGAATTGATTGATATCTTACCATTAGCAAGAAGCATTCCACTCATTGTTACTTGAGGGTATATAGTTAAAGGTGGGCCATTCAGATACATAGCTCCACCAGAAGACTGCAGATAACAGGTTGCTGTATTACCAAGATAGATAGTACCGTCAGCTGTATTATTATGAACCCAAAGAGCTCCTGAAGCAAATGTCGCAGTAGGACCGACGTAGAGGCTGCCTCCTTGAAGCAAGAGCGTTCCTACTCCGGCATTAAGATTTATATCACCATTGGTCCAGTTAAGCGAAATCGGTGTTCCGACAATAGCAGATGCATCTGCATTATAACGATAAAAATTCATGTGGCCTTCGCCAGCATCGCACCAGCGTACAAGCCATTTAGCTTTACCTTCTGAATTAAAATACGACTGACAAACATCGCTAGCAATTGCTTTTGCTAGATTAAGAGACGTGCTTTGACCGGATGGTCCATTAAGATTTGTGCTTGAACCCCAGACAGTTAAATTACCACTAATTCCAATATCACCTGAATATGACATCGCACCCGTAGCGCGACTAATACCTAGAACATCGGATATAACACTTCCATCGTCTGCACAACGAGTTAGATAAAATCCAGAACCAACATTACCTCCAGTTTCTGGATCAGCAGCACCGACATTTATATACCAACGACTAACTCCGTTTTTTCGTCCATAGATTACGTTTCCTGCATCGGTTGTCTTATCTAGAATAAGAGCAGGCTGTACCTTATTAATTTTAATATCACCTTTGCTTTCTATCAATCCAGTCGGAAATATACTCAAAGCAGTCTTAAACGTTCCAGCTTCCCATACAAGGAAGTCCATCTTTCCTGAAGCATCATTACCAAAACGTGATACACCAATGGCACCAATTCGTTTATCCGCAGCAGTATTTGATTGATTACTAAATGACACATGACCGATAGGATAGTCTACCGTAGCGTTACCGGTAAGATCAAGAACAGCAATCGCACTGGGTACGTTATCTGTTCGCACATTCAATATACGCGCAGGAGCAGCATATGTGGTGAATATAGATGGAGCAACACCACCAAGACTAGCATTTCCTCTTACTCCATCAACTTGCAATAATGTTGTAAGTGCTCCATCAGTTGGGGTCGATCCAGCATCATGCCTTACGAGTTTAAAACCTACTGGACCCTCATTTGTAATCAATAAATTATATGATGGAAATGCGGGATAAGTCTTTATCCCACTCAGAACACCTGCACTGGATACTTCAACACGACCACCTTGTCCGATACCGCTCTGTTGTGCTCCCAGTACTGCATTACTATACGCTTGAAATTGATGGTTTGCATCTACATAGACCCGTAAGGCACCGCCATTTGTTATCTGAAGAGTACCGGTCATAGTATCGCCGGCAACATTAACAAATCGAGCATCACTTTCCGATTTGTTATAAGCGTCTATTACTTCTCCTCCAGTATCCTCTTCAACCTTGACTGCCCAGCCGTATCCGTTCCATACGTAGCTCACGCCACCTAACGTGTATTCCTGACCTGGAACTGGACCGGAAGGAAAATCAAACATCAGATTTTCTTCCCAAGTAATTTCAAAAGAGCAGATTCAAGTTCGCTGACACGCTCTCGCAATGATTTCATCTCTCGAAGCAAAACAGGGACATACTTGGAATAATCAACACCCCAGTAATCATGTCCTTCACTCATCTTAACATGAGTAACTGCCATTGGATAAACTGTCATTGCTTGTTGAGCAATAACACCATAACTTCGATCAGTAGTTCCTTTCCATGCAAAATCATAAACATTGGTACTGTCAATAATGCGCCCAGAATCAAACTCCTTGAGATCTTCCTTATGCTCACCACTCGACCCAGTATTGTAGGCCACAGTAAGTGCTGTCTGATAGATGTTTCCAATTGCAGTTCCAGCAGCATTATAAAATAAGAGAGCAGTACTCTCATCTGCTGCTGGTCGGAGAGCAATGCCATTCTGAACAGTTGTACCCGGATAACTGACTTTGATTCCCGCTGCCAAGGTTGGCATCGGGTCAGGACCGATCTCGATAGGCGAACTGAATCTTGAAATACCTGTGGAACGATCTATCTTTAGAACAGGAGTTCCGTTGATAACACCAAGATCATCATAACGGTAGATTAAGAAATTAGTTCCTGTATTTCCTCCTCCTTCAACAGTCCCGTCGCCAGGCTGCAAAATCCAACGACGTGTACTGTTGAGCATACCAACTAGCCCACCAGCAGACGCTTCGGTATTATTTAGAAATAAACCCGGAGCTCCTTTACTGATAATAATATCACCAGACATATTACCACCAACAAGTGGCAAGAATTCACCCGTCGCTCCACCACCGGTATTTCCACCGCTGTTGACCTGAACCCATTGTTTAGAGTTCCCATCGTCGTAATAGAACCAGAGAACCCCAGAGTCAGTCTCCCACCACAATTGTCCGGCTGCGGGATTCATCGGAGGGGCATCACCTAAAGCAATACCTCCACCAATTAATTTTCGTTCTGATGGATCAATCGACGATGGAACACCTACCCACAATCTAGTTGGATTAGCCATCTCGACAGAGAGCTCACCTGGGCGAAGTCCAGTCGGACTAAAACCAGGAGTCGCAGTTCTTTTGATTTGGATAGGTACGACCATCTATGTGCCCTCAGTATGTTCCACCGTCGATTAATACTAGATCGAGCCCAGATGTTGAAAGACCATTACCTTGAAGTGCAGATGCAGAATTAGGAGCAATTGTGATACCCATAAAAGTGATAGGAGTAGCAGCTTGCCCATTCCCTGTCAATTCAGGAGCTGTCACAGCAACAACAGGACTAGCAATCGCCGCATCCTGTTCTGCATTCTTAGCATCGAGTGCTTCGAGGGCTTCCTGAACATCATCGGCTCCAGCTACAGCAGGAGAAACAATAACAGCAGAAGCTGTAACTGTAGACATTGGTCCGAACGGAAGATGCGTCCATTCAACACCGTCGGAAAGCAGCCAATCGCTTTTCTCATAATTTGGTATACCAGTAATGGTACCTGCAGGAGGAACTGATCCAGCCGTATCGCAGATAAGATACCATCCCTTATTAGCAAGCGCAGGAGTAGGCAATGCGTTACCAGTCATACCGGACGTCGCCGTCCAGACGATAGAACCATCATCTGCAGCAAACGATCCAACAAACTCGCTGGATGCAGCTAAAGCGTCGACTGCTCCCTTTAGCTCGTTAATAGCTGGAACGATCTTAGGAGTCAGCCCAGAATCAATTTGGTCAACCCTAAGCCCAGTGAGAGCCATAGTATTGAACGGAGTACCAAACGCTTCATTGGTAACGCCAGCGATCATCTCTGTTTCGCTAGCCGCGCGGACTACGTCTCCGCTCTCACCACTCTGAGTCCCGTTAACTTTCACCCACTGAGTCGAGTTACCATCGTTGTACCAGAGCCACATAACAGCGGTGTCACTCTCCCACCACAATTGATTTGGTTGCGGATTTGGGGGAGGTGTATCACTGACAACGACAAACTTAAGATGGAGCAATCCCCAGGCAGTAAACGACGCACACAGATTCTTGAGCGAACTACAATCCCATGGTCCATCGGGATCAAGACATTCTGCAAAGCTAAGTAACTCCGAAACGATTGCATTGATCTGCTTCGGTTCGATTCTTGCGTCACAGTCTGCGGGGAGTGCTGTCAATTCGCAGTTAGACAGAAATGCAGGCAAGGGCGGATAAGCATTCTGCACCTCTGGCGGATGAGTTGGATTACCAGCCGCGTCGCGATAAACGACTGCACCTGCGGTTTCGATCTCTGGAAAAATACCTGGCATTTCAGCAGCCCCGTGTGATGTTGGCTGGGCAATTCGAAGGCATCATTGATCTAACGATACATTCGGCGGCCAATACTCCTGGCCATATCTGATCAGGAAGACCCGCTGGTTTATTACAAGCGCGATCCCACATCCCTGGAACTTTATCGGGAGGTTGATTCAGCTCACAGATATCTCCAGAGCCGACACCCTCGAGCCAATCTTGACTATGAATAATCTCAAATGCAATATTGGAACAATCGTATGGATCACAACCGTCAGGTAACGACTGATCAGGAGCAGAAGGAGGATAGATCGGTACAATCTTAGCACCAAGTGGTTCGATAATCCAATTCAAAGTACACAGATTTTTGATCACTCCCATGTTGGCTCTAGTTAGGGCAGTGACGATTCCTTTCTTAACCGCAGCTTCAAGCTCAGGTGGAAAATCGACTTCGCAGAATACAGGACCACATTCAGTCCATATCTCATAAGGAGTCAATTCTCCAAGCAGAACCGAACGGCAATGTTGACGGTAACAATCTTCCCAATGTAGACGGGCAAGATGTGCATCGAGTGTAGTAACAGCCGTAGCAGGATTGCTCTCTCTGAAAGCCGGCCAGAGTGCATTGTGAACGACATTGCGCAATCTAAGAACTGTATAGATAGCATGCAAGATCAAAGATGGGCAATCTGGATCCTTAACAAGAGGACATTCGTCTGCATTCTCATTACGCTCAAAATAACTGATTGCAGCCGCCTTCCAATAATCCCACATTGGTCCAGAAGGAAGTAGATTGAAAAACGCTACAAATGTGCAGCACAGATCATTCCCACAAAGAGGAGGAGGACAACAGCCATCTTCCTCAGGTACCATAAATGGAACGCAGCCATCGGCACCCAGTATTGTGACCGGGATCATCGCCATTGGCGGTTGACCAGTCAATGGTGGCGAAGATCTCAACACGGCGGCCTCATTGATTCAGGCCCAGAATAAGTGATCTCATTGAGACATGGCAATACATCACATTCCGGCTCAAGATCACCGCACGAAGTAACCCAAACGTCTTCTCGTGGGTATGGAGGAACCTGATCTTCGTATCCGACTACTTCAAAGTGAGCTGAAGCATTGATCTCAGGACCAATAACAGATGCTATGATAAGATCTATCTGTTTGACCCTAAGCGGCATTGAAGGACAGATCCTCAAGAATAATTCAGTAATGTAATCAGATATAATCTGTTTCTGCGCTGTACTCGGACAACCAGCAATATCAATAATGACATTTACCGGGAGTGGCTTCGGAACAAATACCTGTCCGCACACACCTATCTCCACTTGACCTTCACCGTACCCTTGATGTTCTCCAAACATCCAGTCTGTAATGTCATCGACAACGTGTTGAGGAGGAATTCCACAGGGGAAAACTCCGTCAAACAAAACGTAAAACTCCATCTTGTTCCCGCAGTTCTTACAACCGCATTCACCACAGTCGGCGGTACAGCGACAGCAAGAGCCTTCTCTGATACAGACTCGAGATACACACGGGTATTCCATAAACTTTTCTTTGATCCACGCCATTGTGGCGCGCGGTTGATAAGCCAGGCGTTCAAGATATCTCTTTCTAAACTCCTCGCAGGTCTCCTCGCCTGCCCCACCGCAGAATTGACCACCGCAGATCTGTACATCGGTATCGATTCCCGGAGCCGGAGTAACCAAAGTTCCTTCAGTCACAGTACCGTTTGAATTCATCTCTGATCCAGGTGTCAACGCCCGAATCTGAATAACCAATTTCCCCTCAGAGGACAATTGAAGTGGAACAGAACCAACTGAGACAAATGTACCTATCTCAGTTAAGATCTCAAGATATGGTGGGACCGGACTCTCGGGAACACCAGTTAGCTTAGCATATCCTTCAGCATGAGATGGTGGACGTGGATACACACCATTCTGCGCTGCCATCTTGTAGAGATTATCACAGCATGCTGTCTCTGGGTTTGCCTCACGCCACATTTGATCAGCAATTGCGAAATATTGTTCAGCGGCGGCATAGTCGTTAGTAACGACATACCATTCGTTTGATTCCGGGATAACTTGCGCGCCACCCAATACCGTCGATGAGAATTGATTCTTAATCTGATCGAACAGTTGTTTAGGGTCCGGCCTAGGAATGACGCAGGACATCAGTTCCATACCCATGTATCGGTACTGTAAGTACCGGAAAGGTTAACTGTTCGACGAACGGAACGCAACATAACTGTGATTGTGACATCAACTCGAGAACGACCTCGATATACTACATCAACATCAACGTCGTCAGCTATCTCGAGGATAATCAATTTACCTATATCGCTACGGATAGCTGCGCCGATTGCCTTGACTCCATCTAGAATCTTAGCATACGCTTTCTCAGCAACATTGTAGACACGGGTTCCGATATAAAGTCCATCGTCTCTGTAACTCTCAGACCAGTGTCCATAAGTTCCAGCAGGCGTTGCACACTTGATATCGCTTCTTGCTCGCGTATTAAGAATATTCAAAATAAGGCTTCGAATCCAATCATCATTAGCAATCGTTCGACCTTCTGTCTTATCAATATACTGAAGTCCTGGTATAGAGCATTCCGCTCCACATAGATTATATCGTCCACAGGAATCCATTGTGGTCCAGAATATACGACGATTCCCCTCCGTACCGGTTAGGCAATCCGTATCATTCATTATCGTCATCCTTAGCCTCGGCTTGTTTACTGCCTTCGAAGCCAGGAATGGTTTCTTTACCTGATACAACTTGAGGTGTCTTAACGAGCTTATTGACAACCAGCTCACCCTCGATAATTACTTGACTAGCACGGATATAGACTTTATCACCCTTGACTTCGAATTCACCTTTCTCACCGACCGCAAACTTATTCTTAGTTAGATGAGCAAGTGAATCGCTGAAATCCAAAGCAAATGTATCATCTGTCGGATGCTGAACACCACCGTGTCCTTCCATCCAACGTCGTTGCTTATCTTTGGGAATAGTAAGCAATGCCATCTTCAATGTGGTGTCGGATGAGGAAGCAAGAAGCATAACCTCAGTGTTAAATTTCTCTTTAACGTTAAAAGAAACACCTCCGATATTCAGAACAGCAGCTTCCTGATCTTCAGTGTCAGTTCCTCGTACTTTAATAATCGAACCTGCATTTTTGATGTATTCTTGCTTACCCCAAACATGACGTTCCGTGCCGTCATTTATATCTCTTGAACGTTCACGATAACGAGTAAAGCTGGTCATGTAGTCTCTCCGAACCACGGCGGTAAAGTAAGAGGTGGCGGACTCGGAGGGTTCTCCGGTTCACTCTTTGCCATTTGTTCTAAAGATTCAGCAGCAGACATGAAAGGCATAACAGACAAATCTAACGGTGACCACGCATCTGGGAATTGTCCCTCCGCCATTGTTATACCAGATTGAGACTTACGTGCAGATCCCGTATTGAAATTGATACTGCTAAGTCCAAATCCACCCGCTGCACCATCTGCCCCTCCAGAAGGCGGCGGAGATAAGGTTAGTTTAGTCTTGATTGTCTTATCATGATTCACAGTGTATGTTAATTCAGTACATTCAAATACATCAAAAATACCTTCGGGCGGTACTTCGACATAGTGCATGTTACCAATATCCCACGGACCACCCTCAGACTGAACATGAAATACTTCAATCTCAATTTTCTTACCTTTGGCAGCTCGCGCATTCATTTCAAATCGAGCACGGCGTTCTAATGTCTTTTCATCAGCATCCCCATTATGTTGAACGATATGGGGCACGAATGATTTCATCTTCTTATTTTCCATCTCCTTATGAGTCTTCAGAACAGCCTTCTCACCCCATATCTTTTTCTTAGAACGCTGACCCTTCACTTTAACCTTTGACTTCTGTTCCTCTTCGGATTGCTCTGCAGAAAACTCCAGAATATTAATTCCGAGGATCAAAGGATCGCCGCTCTGCCCAGCGCAACCGTCTGTGACACACAATTTCCCCTCACGGGTCTCATACATGAAATAACAATTTTCAACTGCAACACGATTGAGTTCATCCACCACACGGGATCCATCGCGAAAGCGCATCTTATCTAGCTTAATAGTTTCACCCTTCCAATCGAGTTGTACTTTGAATGGTTCAATCAATTTTTCGCAGACTTCTTTAGTTGTCGGTTTCAACATATTAGTAGTTGGATGTTGATGCGAACTATCGATCAGACGCTTGGTCTTACCCCGGGCTGTGAGTTTGATTGTATATTCTTCTGGCCCAATATTGGTAGACATCGAAGTTCCAGCTTTACCGGTATCCTTTTCTTTAGTCCCAGCTCTACCTTTCTTCGACCCTGTTCCTTTTCGTTTATCAACAGTTCCAGTGAAAGCAAGTTGCCCAACGATATAAACCAATATCTCTGCGCCGGCTACTGCCGCTCGAACCATTGGACCCGATGGCATAGCACCAGCAAAGATAGTGACTGATAAACTTCCAGTCATCTCTTCTTTGCTACGCTGCAAAGTCATCTCGGTCCACGTAGTGAGCTCGGAACCGCCAACGGTAATCACAACGGGTTTCATGTTGGAGAAACCGCTCTAACTAGGCGACCGAAACGTCCATTCGCGTCAATTATATTTCTGGGCTCAAGATCCCTGTGACGTTTCGAATCGTTATAGATTACGTAGGCTGCAACTAACGGATGAACTCCACCATGGAAATTAACTGTTATCAGACCAGGCAGACGATAAGAAAGATCGTTCATCATTTTTTCAAAATTAACGATGTACTTTCGCAGCTCAAGATACAGAGCATTGTCACAGATACTGTAAGCGACTTTAGCTTCATCTTCGAGAACAGCAGACACAATATCCATTGCTGCTTTTGTTGCCTGAACATTTGGATACTTACGAGCCATTGCAGTCTCAGACATTGCAACGCCAGTCAATACACGAAATCGACTGTACAAAGAATTCTCTACCGCAGCCGCACCTCCAACAATTGGAAGTGTACTTGTGACTGCGCCCTTATTGGCAAGCTTTCTCAATATCCGCCATCTTGTCTCAGGGTCTTGAACATTGTAGGTGATTCCATTGACCCCAGAAGTGAGCGCCTTATCAACAGCCTCTGCAGACATCGCCAACCCAGGATCGCCAGCCACTTCTTTCATCTTCAGAGCCACACGCCACTGGGACGAACTTGTATCCGTAGTAAATGTCTGAACCAAGGCATCGTGTGTTGACGTAATAAGAGATTGAGCAGAATCTACAATATCAACAATCCATGGATGCGCTATTCTTATCGGAGTATAATCTCGTCTAAATGATTCAGAACTGATAGCAAGAACCGCTCCAGAGATGAGTCCAAATAGAGATCCGCCAAGTCCAGTACCAACAGGATTAGCTTCGACGAATTCTAATTCAGCAGTTGTCTCACCTTCTCCTTCTTCCAGTTTGTCGCTAACCTTAACTTTACGACAAGCAACAAGATGTGTCCCACGAGTAGGATGAACAAGGATACCAGGCTGCGGACTTTCACAGACTGCGAATAGAGCCTGACTATCCCATACATGGTCATCTTCTCTGAATGCCGCAGTAAGATTAAAAACTCGTATCTTGCGACCGAGATCTGCATATGCAGTATCTTCGCCGAATGGGAACTCTCCTTCAGCACCACGACGTCCGCCTTCAACATCGGCTTCAGTGCAAAGGAACCCCACTCCCTTGAAGGAAGCAGGAACAACATCCTTGCCAATTGCACAGGCGCTTCTAGACATTAGTCAGCAGGCCTCGCGCCTTTGTCACCGGTCTGAGTTACACCGCTGACGTTGATATGAGCACTTAAATTAAGATTAGCTAGACCAGCTTTGATAGTTGTTATCGCAGTAGATCCAAATATACCACCGCCCTCCGCAGCTCCAGCAGTGATCGCTGAATTAGCATTGGTTCCGAAATTGTTTCCACCTTCGACACCCGCTTGTTTAAGTGTCTCAAAAGTCGCTTCAAATTTAGTTGGGACATTCAACATATCGGTGACCCAGTTACCACCAGTCGCTTTGAAATCATCAAGAGTTGTCTTAAAATCTGGTACCCAATTAGGTGCAACTGGACTATCAAAAGGTTTTCCAGCATCAATAGGTTTTGGAGATGTTGGAGATGGAAATCCAGGTTTACCTAATCCCCATTTATCCGGAACTTTAAAGGTACCGATACTTGCCATCATAGTTGTTATCGTCACATTTGCGTTATGAATATCTTTCAATAATCCGGCAGTACCAGCTTTATCGCCTCTACGCATTGCTTCATCGATCTGTGCCTGTCTTTTTTCGTTAAGACTTCTACCATAGTCAATTAATTTCTGAACTTCTTTTTCAGTACGAGACATAACAGGTTTATCTGCTATAGCACGAAGTTGTGTCTCCTCTAATGCTTTTGCTGCTGCTGCTTTTCCTTCAGGTGAAGTATCTTCTACTATATTGAATTTCTTTGCAAGCGCAACACCAACTTCCCACAATTTAAGAGCACCTTTATATAACAATTCTGCACTTAATTTTGATGGAGTAAGAAGAGTATCAAGGGTATTCATACCCATAGTTACTGCTTTTCCAAGTTGCCCGTAATCTTTTGTTCTAATAGCCTCTTCGATCACAGCTATCTTCTTATCTAATCCAATAGCCTGAGCTACAGAATCTCCAGCATCTTGAGCTCTAGTCTCTAAAGTTGTTTTGAGTTTCTCTAACTGCGCAGTCCAAGAGGCTGCAAAGATCGCTTTAGGATCCTGTTTTAGAACATCTTTACCCTGTTCGATAGCACCCCGAGCTTGTGCATGACCAAATATAGTATCAGAAAGTGCAGTTCGAGCCGTAGCAGCCATTCCCGGGAACATAGAATCCATAACAGACTGTATCTTCGAACGAAGCGGCGCACGGGCTTCTGCAATCTCTTCAGCAGTTCCACCTTCTTCTTTAACTTGTCTTGCACGTTCCTCAGCTGCTTTAGCCTCTGCCTTCGTAATACTTTTCTTTGCATCAGCCTCTATCTTGGGTAGAACATATTTAATCATCCACCCGAATGGATCACGCTGACGAAATTCAGCATCAATAGGTTTCTGAGATCCAAGCACCATACCGGCGCCTTGACCCGTCTTAACTTTCCCTTTTGGAGTAGTAATTGGTGTGCCGCCCTCAAGAAGACCAAGCTTCGAAAGAGCTCGATTCAGAGCCTTATTATCTACTGTGCCACTCATCGAACGCACAGCTTGATAAAGTTCGTTCGCTACGCGAACACCTCTATCTCCAGATGAAGAAAGCAATCGAGCAAGAGCTTCTGGCTGCATGGTGAATGCCAGTGTCTTCAAATTAGCAAGTGTGGTTCGAATCCTTTCGGAATCAAGCAGAGGATTCATAGCCTTAGCAAGAGCCACACCTTCAAAAACACGCAAACCGTCTTTAGACAATTGTCCTGCGGCAGTTGTCAAATCACCAGACGCAATATTCAGACCCTTAACAATAACCGCAAGATCTTTGATAGCTGCTTCTTTAGTTACATCCGGACCACCTAAAGCATAAGCAAGAGGAAGAAACTTGTCAGCAATAACAGGAGCAATATTTGCGGCAGCCGTAGCTCGCTCTGTTGCATTCTTTCCACCGACGTCGCCGAGGATGCCCGTTATGAACATCTTCATGTCGGCTTTAGACATGCCTAAAGCACGATCACCTTCGGCATATTTATCAACAGCAGCCTGAATAATTGGTTGCTGTTCTTTTGTCGCCGCCATCCGCATCATAAGATCAGCGCGGTCTGCTTTAGCTCCTTGCTGTCCGACATATTTCAAAGCAGCCGCAGCCGCATATGCAGCAGCCGCCACAGCCAGAAATGCGGGATTGATAGCGGCAAGGCCCCCCATTAGGCCGAACCCCATACCTCCCCCGGCTCCAGCACTGGCTCCCTGCATCGCAGTGCCGAAAAAGCTTCTACCGCGAGAACCACTACCTCCACCTCGACTACGGGGTCCACCTCCATGAGGAGGAAGGCGAGGAGGTTGGTTACCGGAGTAGTTTACACGGACATTGATAGGTCGTCTAGCAGAATTTCGTAGAGTACTAATTTGACGTTGAGCCTGACTAAGACCCTGCGTACCAACTCTAATATTCAACGAGGTAGAAACTTTCTTTAAATTACCTAAAGCACGAGTAAGATTATTAACCTGTCTCGTTGCGGCAGAAAGCCCTGTTATGTCTATTCGAATTGTTCGAAGAGATCTCGCAGTAGCCTGAAGCTTCTTCAGCTCGGAATTAATCTTCCGGATCTGAGACGTAGATTTGTCTTTGACCTCGAGAGTTGCTCTTTCGGTAAAAGAAGCCACTACGGCTTGCCTCCGGCTAAAAGAATCCTGTTACGGATCTCTCGCTGATGAACTTTAGAGAAGTTACTAATTCGAGTAGTCAACTGACCGATAGTCAGAGGTCGTAGATCTCCGGCCGAGGCGGAATAGTAACGATATTCTTCTACTCGGTCTGCGACTCGTCCGGCGACCCTAAAAAACGCGGAGTCACAAGTTTAGCGATCGTGACACCGTCGGCCACAGTGATTTGTGATGTAGCCCATGATGGGAGAGCCAACATTCCAGGTGGCTTACCTATCGTTGAAATCAACATTGCTGTCTGGTTAATACTATCGGGAGCTGACATAACATCTTCGATATCCCCATAAGTCTTAGCAAGGAACTCGAGTTCAGTTATTGGATCCTTTCCCTGTACAGGAATCGGAGTACCAAGCTCATAGACGATAGATGTAGAAATCCCATCGCCTTCCCGAATAATCTTACCAGCCTCCCCTTCGTCGTTATCAAGATATGTCGTCAACATACGCGCATCAGGGATAGGCATTTCTATTACGTCATCGACCCCAATTGGAGTCGTAGAGCCGTTGACGTAATAAGATACCTGTTTAGCAAGACGTAATCTACGCAGTCGACCCTCGAACGTCTTCGGCTTCTTCATGTTTTGCGCTTCGACAATATAGTCCGCAAACGCTTGAAATGAAAGCCTATTGACGACAGCCCCATCGATGATCTTATCACGCAACTGCCAGGGTGCAGGCAGAACTAATTTCTCACTAGCCATAGAAACTCCTACGCGGCGACGGCGAATGTCGGCTGAACCACATCAGGTGTCGGCTCGAGAGTTCCCGCCGGCAGCATTTCGTCGATCTCCTTAAAGGAAATCGTCATCTCGACTTCATGGCTATCGGATTTGGTATCTCCCGTTCCAGTCCCTTTCGAAGCCGAATACACAAGACCGTTGTAATATTCGACCTGAAGGTTGACGTCACTACAGCCCTGATACATCGAAAGAGGAACACGAAGATCGCGAATAACTTTGATCTCGACCTCCGGATTGGTGGGCTGCCGTTTAACGTATCCGTGAGGCATAGCCTCATTGTTGAACGCACACAGTCGCCATGTCGGAAGATCTTCCGACGAAAGCTCGTGACTGATGGGTCCGTAGACTGCGTCGGTGTCGCAGTCTCGGAATGAGATAAGAATATTCTTTACACCGACTTGATTCTCGCACGTCATTATGACGTCTCCTAAGCTATGCGCCTCGGCGCTGGTGAATTAGTACGGGCGATCGCAGTTGGTCAACAACGACGGTTTGGCGTTGATGATGATGTTGGTGATGCGGACCGGCGGACGATAGACAAAGTCGATCCAGAGCTTGCCAGGGATACCCTGGCACTTCGGAGCAACTTCGAAGTCCGTCATCAACTTGATATCCTTATCGATATCCTCGAACTCAGAGAAGAGAATACCGATCTGCGATTTGGCCCAGGCGCGGAACGCGCCGAGGATAAGCTTCGGGTTGGTACCACGGACACCAGCGGGGATGGTTGTATTCTTGGTATAGAGACCAAGACCCAGAACACGCCCGAGAGTGAGCGCGGCCTGATCCGCAGTTGCCGCTGCGAGGCGACGGCTGCTGACAGCCCACCATGTGGCGTTGAAGCGGCCCTTCTCGTCGTAACGATTATTCGTTACGTCGTTGACAACCATCGGACTGGTCATCAAACCAGTGCCGCCCTGAAGCGGAACCGTCACAACGAAGCCAGACTCTTGAAGAATCTGTTGCTCTTCGAATGTGAAACACTGGAAGCAGCTCTCCGGTTGAATGAGACATCCCAGAACACCAAAGTTCGGTCCCTGAATGTTCATCTCCGGATGGTCGATAGTTGCACAGCAGGAATGCGCCGCGTATGCTGCTGCCTTCTGCCAACCTGCAATCGGATCGGCGTAGCAGTGAGCAATGCGGCTAACCTCGGCCGAGTTGGTGTCAGAAGCAAGAACCTGACCCAACGTACCGTAATTGTAGGTGTAGCCGTGACCGAAGCATTGGGGCTTCGAGCAGTCCCAAGCCGATGCGATATAAGCGATCATCGCATCCTGCCAATCGTCGTTGGCATAAAGCATTGCGATACAGCAGTAGCAGCACTCGCCCAGAATCGCCTGATAGTCCGGCACCACGAAATCGATATGGGTACCCTCAGTGACCAAGGCAACTTCCGCCTCGATGCCGACCGGAGCATAACCACGACGCTGATGCCAATTGTAGATGATGTTGATGGCATTACCAACCGTGCCGGCGTTCTTCGCCGTCAAGGTAACGACACCGCCGGCTGCGACAGCCTCAAAAGGCAGACCCGGCGTTTCATTAAGGTCCGATGCCACATTGGTGGCAACTACATCTGCCGTATCGCCCTCGTACACCCGAGTCGAGGTGTTGTAACGACCATCGACCAAGAACAGATCCGCGCGCCCGTCGGTGGTTGCCACACCAGTGAAGGTCACCGCATAGGACGCTTTCTGATCAGCGCCAACGCTGGCGTCCTTGTGCGGCAGAGCATAGAACTCCATCACACCCTCGGGGCAGCACAGAAATGCCGTTCTGAGACCTTCTGCGATGATACTGCCTTCGCCGAACAACAGGTCGACGTCTTTCAACGACGGCATCTTGATCAGCTCGCCGTCTTCCGCCATACCGGTGTCAAGCATCTGGCCTTCGACCAAGATACGGCATCGATTGGGGTAAGCATTCAAAGAAGGATCAAAACAGATCCGGATTGCACCGGACCGCAGACTATCGATTGACATGAATCAATCTCCTTATGAGTGAGTGTCCGGTATCGGACGGTTTACGCAGCAGGCTTCGGGGGAGTATAGGTCGGCGCAGCCGCTTTCGATTTCGGCTTCTCGTCGCCACCCTGGACGTCGAGGTCTCCCCATACCTTAACAAGCCGACGGATATATGGGGTATCGGGAACAGGAACAAACTTGTCCTGAGGAATTACTTTCCCCTGGAAGAAGGCCTTGCGGCCTGGTTTGGTACGAACGTAAATCATGGCCATCGGGCTCTCCTATGGACAGGGATCTTCACACGGGACGGGATCGAAACATTCTGGCACACAGCATTCAGAAGCTGGAGCACAGAGATTAAACTGGATACCGTCTATTATCCAGTCTGGTGGAGAATTTACACAAGCCTTCCAATTGATAGAAGCTATGAAATTGAATGTCAATGTCACAGCTAGATGGTCTGCTTCTGTATTTAAGGTTCGATAAGCAATCCGAGCACTTCGTGGCGCCTGCCAAGTCGCCATATGTGTTAGAAGTTTATCACGAATCGCTTCGTAATTGTAATAACTCCAGAAAGGCGCCTCAGTTCCATTAGCACGTTTATATTTCTCAGGAGGTAACCAAAATTCAACTATAAAATGATCGACAATCTCAAATTGACTCTGTCTTGATTTATCACTCTGATCACCAACACTACGAACAAAAGCAGTTACGACTAAAGGAAGAGTTGGAATATTCTCCTTCGTTACTGTGCTTTCAGAAACCGCCATTGCGCGGCCACCAAGCTCAGGAAACCATTCCGCGATTGCCATTGCAAGAGCAGGCAAGAGACGAGTCTCAACCTTAGGAAGCGCATCTCTAGGCGTAATAGCATCCATTAGCGAGACCATCCAACCCATTTAGATGAACGTCTCTTAGCAGCTTCGATACCCTCCTGCAGAGCATTATCCGACATCTTACGACGCTGCATTTTGCGCGTACCGTGGCGCAGATATCCTGAATATGGTCGATTGCTGCTGATTTCTACGCTATCGTTTGTCACCCTTGTTCTAATAGATGCTCGCAACGCACCTGTTCGGACAGCAGGATACTGACCAGGCCTCGACGCGGGAGGATAACTTCCCATCTTTTTGAAAGCCTTTTCAGACTCTCTAGCTACCGCGTCAAGCCATCGTTTAAAGGCCCGCTTGTCATACTTAGCTTCGAAGGGCGCCCATGCTTTGAAACTAATCTCGATCATAGAGTTACCTGCATACGTTCAGGATTGAGGTCACTCTCTGTCGGTTTAGCAAGCTCGCTGCTCTCTATTAGATGGCATTCGAGCATTATCGTTCCTCGTGGTTCATCAACAAAACCTAATACCTTATACCAACGAGGAGGACTCTTAAAGAATTCCTCATAGATCCAAGCCGCTGAACTGTAATCGATGCCTAGAGCAGATCGAACTCGAATTCGATGCGTTCCTCTTGTTGCTAACTCCTTGATTGCATAACCCATCTCTGACACAAACGAAGGCAGATGTTGCTGATGCTCGATCTTCGCTCTAGTCCACACCACAGCTTCGCGGCGCAGATCCATTCGATCCGAAGACACAACAACATCCTTCATCGTGCAGATTGCAACACGATGCTTAAATTCGCTGATCTTGACCCTAGCCATTTAGAATGCCTCGGGATCGAATTGACGCCAAGATTCCAACGCACCGCTAACTAGAGCAATGTTGTTGGTACCGATGATCGCTCCGCCACGGGCAGAAAGAGTGTTGCGCATGCTAAGAACTTCATCACCAGGATGCTCAACAACCCAGGCAATGAACTGAAGAATACCAAGTAGAACTCCAGCAGGAACCTGGGCGGCACAGGAGAATCCAGCTCGGTACATGATTCGGAGTCCATTTGTCGCCACCGCGCACGGGTCGCAGCAATTGCTCATATCTGGGTTATAGAAGAAACGTGATTGCATCCTCACTTTACGAGTATTCGGAGTAATGTGAATAGTCTCGGGATTACGATTATCTCCATAGACGTAGACTATTCCATCACTCGACGCATACTTGAGTTTAACGATATAATATTCATGCCCAGGCCGACGCTTCGGCATAGGAATAATCTCACTGAGTATCTTCTGTTTGTTAAGAGTAAGACCAGTATAGAATTCTGCAGCCTCAACAGCCGCCCTGCGATAAAGACGTAGTTGTTCATCAGTCACACCTGGGACATCATCTGTCTTAGTATGTTGACGAATAATATCCATACTCAGATACTGGTCCCAATCGACGCCAGTCTCCTCACCCTCTTTGATGGGATCAATACGATCCGGAGTTGGGGTAAGAGTATAGGCAGGACTGCTCAACATCAGCACTTACTCATTCGAATATCGAAGCAATCGATCTTGTCATAACAGACACAGTCACAATCGATCGCGTTCATCTTCGAAGTGAGACGCCACACTTCGCATTGATCGGCATTCGGCGCAACCTTGATTGCGACGTTGACAAAATAATGTTGGTAGTTAACAGTCCAACTCTCGACGCTGACATGTGGTGTTTCTACCATATCCTCAGAATCGTAACTTCCGACACCGATCAGAACTTCGAAAGTTGAAGTCTTATCGGTTTCGTCAGTAGCTGTGATATAGAAACGATCTGGACCGTTGTATCCACCTTGGGGAGTGTAGGTGAACGTTCCATCCGTATTGATAGAAACGACACCATGTTTTGGTCCATAGAACGGGACGGACTTAAAAGTCAACGTACCTCCGTCTGGATCCACAATCTTGGTATTGAAATCTTCATTCAGTGGCGGCGATGGAACATCGAACGCCACATTGGCTCCGTCGACCTTTACAGGCGCGCCGGAAATAATACCGCACGCGGCCATCTGTTCCAGAGCGAACTGAGGTTCACAATGTAACCGACCGATGGGAACTGCCCACGGGGCATAATTGATCGTAAGCCGTGACGTTGTTCCGGGTCTCAGAGCGACCTGCTCACAGCAGCAGACCTGACACGAATCACGAATAGCGTCGTCTACATTGAACTGGAGCATGGGATTCACCTCTAAAGTAGAAGGGTCCCCTCCCTACTCATACTTTGGGGGGCGGGAGTAGAGAGGGGTCATCTCACCTACGGTACGACGGGCGCAACGCAGGTGAAACAGGGCGGTGCGGCAAGAGCAGTCGAAGTCCCGGGGCCGCAACCCGGACGACAAGTAACCGGAATCATTGATTCCTCCTCTATGAGCCACCGGCAGATTTGAGCCACGACGGTGCGGGCGGTGGTGTCTCCGCTGTTTCAGTGCCGGGCTCTTCGATTGTTGGTTTCCAAGGAGGAGAAACAGGCGCTGCCTGGGGCGCTGCCTGAGATATTGGCTCTGCGGGTACTGAAGGAGGGGCCGAACCCTGGGGAAGGGGTGCAGCATAACCCGCGCGCAGCAAGTAGTCAGCAATAGCAGTATCAAGCTCAACAACCATTGTGTCGAGTTCCCATTCGATCCGTACAATGTCAACGCGAAACGAGGGTCGATACTCGAACCATTGAGTCTCTTTGTTCTTTCCGCTAACGCGGAGCATACGAACTGTCAGAGTGTCACTGTCTTCGGCCATTCGGTCAGTCTCCGTTTGAATCGATTTAGTCTAGACCTGGTAGCCATATAGAGGTCGAGCTTCACTTCAGCAAGCTTATCATCTAAAGTATCAACTTCTTGAACAATAACAATCTGACCTTTTATATCAGACATGAAACTAATCGTATGCTCAGGACGTTGCGAAACCAATCTCATGCTTAACGTCGGAAGCATCGTAGGCCGGCCATTAAGAGCAACAGCATTGGTATCAAGAACGTAAGGAGAAAACTGACCGCACCCGAATTCTCTTGCCCAGACGTACAGACGTGCGAGACCCGTATCGGGAGGAAGAGCAGCTCGGACGACTATCTGATCGCCCGGCTGCACCTTCACCGCTTTGGTAGCAGTTCGTCTCACCGGGGACCGGAGAGAACAGCAATAACGGTGATACGACCAGTATCTCCACTGACCGCAAATACCTTAACAAAGGCGTCTGGTCTGCAGGGAATGGTAGCCGTGCAGACCGTACCCGCCTTAGTTCCGGTAGGAATGATAATCTGCGACTTCGGAGCAGCTATCTGTCCTGGCATCGCGCACATCATAACTTCCGGAATGTCAGAAGCGTTGGCAACGTCTCCCATGCAGTTGTCTGTAGGGAGAGGAGGTGCTGACCTGACCTCAAACACAGCATCGGCAGTGATATCAGAATCAACATTGAAGGTAAACGAGAACCCGTTATGCTGTCTGATATCAATTCCAGGGTTGACTGGTCCAGCAAGAGCGGACCAGGCGATAAGCCCTTGATGCTGAGAAGCGATATTCAAGTTCATGGCAGCTCCTTAGCGGGGACCTCCGAGAACAGCCACAGCAAGAACTGTCGCTGCTCCGGTGCCAACCAGTTGAACGAAGGCATCCGGCCGGCACGGAAGGGTAGCCGTACAGATGGTTCCCTTCTTGGTTCCGGACGGGATAACGAATCCGGTGGTTGGATCCGGCGGACCGAATTGCATGCAGGTAAGCGTCTCCGGCACGTCGGTGAATGCACCGGGGACGCAAGGATCCGCATCACTGGCAGGAGCCGACTGAGCCTTGAAGACAGCGTCGGCAGCAAGATCCGCCGTTGTCTCGAAGGTAAAAGCGAAGTTGATATGTTGACGGATGTCGATCGGACGACCCGCCGTTCCAGTCCAGGCAACGATGCCGTTGTTCTGGCTCGCCACATTGATATTCATGAGAACCTCTGCGAGTTGACTTGATTAGGCGGACGGAGCAGCAGCCTTCGGCGAAGCAGCCTTCGGCTCCGCTGTCTTCTTGGGTGAGAACTCTCCCGTATGAGCCACCCGTCGAAACGTCTCATTCGAGATGTGCCAACCGGCGTTTACGGTCTGATTCCAGCGGACCGGAGGAACCTCACGTTTCAATTCCGTGACCTGCCCCTCACTGACCTTAGCTTCTTTAGCCATCGTAACCTCCTGGTTGATGTCACCCAATGGTGTGGATGACACTCAACGGTAAGTTGGGATCACCCGACGGTGAGGATCCGGGCGGCGGGGCAGCAGGCAGTAAAGCCGCCGTCTTCGGCACCGAAGACGTATTTGACGCACCACGCGGTGGACTGACCTTCCCACTGCTCCATCCACAGCGAACGCTTGTTCACCATGTAGTAAGCCTGAGACCAGCTGCCGGCAGCGACAAGGAAGTCGCCAGCGGTAAACGGATTGGCAGCAGAACCCTTGGTCAGGCCTGCGGTCGGATCCGGCAGACAGTTGGAAATGCGGATGTTCTCGCGCACATCGTTCGGAGAGTAGGTCATCAGACCGTCACCGAAGATAAAGCGTCCGTTGCTGTCAACCTGCGCTGCCAGATACGCAAACATGTTCTGGTGCATCACAGCGGTGACGGGTCCGTACTCGACGGGCGAGCTGGCGTAGAATAAGCGGAAGTCAATGTGATTGAAAGCCGCCGGGACCGATGTCGACATCTTGGTGAAGCACTGGGCATTCAACCAGCCGAGCGGCTCGTTGATGCCATCGCCGACCATCAAAGCGCGGTTGCGATTGATGCGATAGGAACGAGCCGCCGCGCGGAACATGAAGTCCAGAAGCGGATAGTTGGCCTCCTGGAGCACCTTGCGCTGGAAGCAGAACACGCCGCGGAAGTCGGACACCGCGCCCGACTTGAACTGGATATTGCCTTCTGGCCCGTATTCGGCGTCGCACTTCGCATCGCAATCGTACTTGCCGATCTGACCGTAGTCCATAACCTGCGGGTACATGAACTGCGACTTGCTGACCGTCACACTGCCGTAGAGATCCAGCAGTTCGGCGCACTCGATGATACAGTTCACCTCGATCCCGAGCAGCTCGGGCGAGAAGAACGCACTGTCGAGAGACGAGGCTTCGAATGCCTTGCGTTCGATCTCCGTCAGTGAACGAACGACCTTCTGCTTCGACTCGATGCCGACCTGCATCATCTTCCGAACGGCGGAACGATAGGCGCTCGCGTCGATCAGGTTGTTCATATCGGGCTTGAAGTCGTCTTCCGAGCCGCCCTTGAAAATATGGGCGCGCTTCTGACACTCGACGCCAGCCTTCTTGTCGGACTCGACGAGATCGCTTCCGCCCTTGATGATCGGAGCATCGAGCTCCTTCTTCACCTGGTCGAGAGCCTGCGTGAGGGCCTGCTGCTGCGCCACAAGGGCGGCGTATTCTTCGGCGTGCTTCAGAACCGTCTTCTTCAGTTCATCGCTGTCGGCTTTGACGGTACCAAAATGGTTCGTCAGGTCCTTGTACTGCTGCTCGGTTTCGGTCCGATTTTTGGTCAACAGACCAGTGATGTCGCCGAGTTCCTTGCTCAAAAGAGCAAGAGCCTCCTCAGCCGCTTTCTTGTCGACCGGGGCTTCCTTCTTCAGATACATGCCCCGCGTCACAATGGCGGGACTTGCCATAAATTTGGTCTTCATTTGATGTCTCCTTCTAGAGCATCGATTTGATGCGGGCGAGTTGATCGCGAACTGGTTGCAGCAATTGTACATCCAGCAGGGGATGCTCGTCACCAGGCTGTTCAACCGAAGGTTGTTGCCTGTCTAGGAACAGATGCGAATTCGCTTTCAAGTAGTTCGCCAACTTGTGCGCATCGCGTCTGCCTCGGCACAGCCCATTGGCTACAAGAGCCTTCTCGAGCTGTGACATCGTATCGTGATTCTTGATAAAGGTCATCTCTGCCTCGAGCTGGGCAGGGAAAACCACAACGGAGACTTCCAGCAGGTCACCGGACTTGATGAGAAGGTATTCTCCGTCTTCAGACTTCTCTTCGTCCACGTATTCGAACTGGTCCAGCGTGAAGCCAACGCTGAAATTGAGACCACCATTCTGAAGAGCAACCTCATGAACGTCTTTAACATAACTGACATTCAAATTCAGTTGACCTTCGATCTCGAGATTGTCGCCCACGGTCTTGAGCTTCGAAATTACACCAGCAGGTTTGCTCCAATCGTGATGAGCCAGAAGCTTCACACCACGAGGACCCGTCAGACCCTTCTGCCTGATGGACTTGTCAAAGGCTCCCTTGAGAACCTTGTGACCATAAAGGTCAACGGATGGAGTACTCGCAATGCCAGCGAAGAATCCCTCAGGTTGATTCTCCAGCTTGGTCTTCGCGAGTTCCATCGAAAGATCGAGATTGATCTGATCACCAGACCTGTACTTCTCATTAGCCTTGGTGATCAGGTCACCGGACTTAAATTTCTGGGCCATAGCTCTGTCTCTCAGTTTACGAGCTTGAGCGGGGGAGTTGCTTTGTCTTTGTCAACTGATTCGTCTTTAGGTTTGTCTTCGCCATCCTCAGGTTCGGTATCGCCATCAGTCGGGATCGGCGTAGACGTAGTCGAACCAATCAGTTTCGGGAGATCCGGATCCGGCTCGAATCCGAGGATCTCTCTCTTCTCGTCGGTGGTAAGGAAGTTAACATGGCTGAGGGTCTGTCCGAGTTTGGCTCGTCCCTCCCACAGAGCAGGAATCGCATCATAATCAAAAGCCACCCGAGAACCGTAAGGGCAGATACAAGCACTGAGACCCGCACTAAGCGGAGCAATATAATTGGGGACCACAGTATCCTGCCATAGCGCCAGACGGGATTGTTCATAATTGTTCGAATACTTTGCCGAGTCGGCATTGCTCAGACCTAACAGTGCGATCGGAACACCAAAGACACCTGCGATGATACGTGTCATATCATCTAGCGGTATCTTGGAATGGATATCACCCATCTTGTTATCAAGCGTGTGAACTTCGATCTTCGTGTTGTAGAGGAAAAGAACAGTTCCGCCGTGTTCTTCACCAGGACCAGCAGATTCAAGATGCTCTTTAAGCGCCTCGACCTGTTGTTTTGTAAGAGTCTTATCCGATGTAACCACATACTTAATATTTGGATGACCGTCGGCAGTGTCGAGAGCACGTTGCATCAGACACTTAATAATCATCAAAGGAATCATCAACGACTCAATAGCCGCTGGAGACTTATTATATTCGACTAGACCAGAAAGGCTCGGAAAACTGATCTCAGCAGCATAAGCCTCTCCTGGAGAAGCCTTGCGCTTCGAAGGATAACGCTGTTCTTGCTGCGTCCCTTCGCCATAGACATAAGTGTCAATCGTACCGCGCGAATTAGGAACCCCTTTCATATACTTGGTAGCAAGAGGATAGATCCCGTTCGGAAGCCCACCTGTACCAATGCCCACTTTGAAATGAACGCGGGAATAGAGCATCAGATTCAAAGTCATCCAATAGCGCATATTCTCCGGGGTGAAATTATCATTCGGAGACTTAAGAAGGCTATTGATCGCCTTAATCTTTGCGGGCGGAGCCTGCTCGCTCTTCGGAACAGTCGGATCGGCTTCACAGAACCAGGGAATAGCTTGGGCACTAGAGGCAACAAGGTGCGTCACACGGTATAGCTGCGGGATGCTGCGCTGCGCCTCTTCCGCTCCCATAATCGCCGCAGAAGACACAAGGCGGATCGGTTGTCCCGAAATCGTGAAGATCGGACTTACCGGTTCTTCGGCTATCTCCCGCTTCGGCGGCTTCTTAACTAGGTGGTTGAAAGGCCACATGCTAGACTTTACGCCTTGCCGAGGAAACCTGTTGAGTTGGAGCCGGGGTGCTAGAAGCAGTGCGGGCCTGGAGCGACTTGCTCTTGATACTCACGGTCGTCTCTGCAGACCGCGTATTCGGAACATGAGACACGCCCACGCTCCGATGTCGCTGACCTGTGGCATACGAATTTGAAAACGACTTACCACACCCACAACCCAAAGTACTCTCCTATCTACCAGAGCTTCACAACGCCGCCGAAAGGATCGTCATCATTAGCAGGGTTGCTGATAACGTCCTCTAGCGCGTAACGAGAACTATCCCAACCGTGATTATTAGCATCCACAGGAATACGGCCAGGTAATACTTTCCCACTGAGCTTGTCCGTCATAAACGAGTAAAGCCGCGCCTCATCGCGCATTTGTTCGCATTGCGGATGGATGACAATTTTATAACCCGACATGAAGTTGATGCCGGACTTAACGGAACCTGGGCCTTTCTGGGCACCAACGATATTTGGGAATCCACGAGCATTAAGAAATTCAATTGTTCCAGGCTGCGAACTGTCTGCCTTGATAAGATCATAGTCTGAGTCAACCACAGAGCGGATAAGTGTAGGCAGCTGATCCATAGGAACACGACCACTAGCCTCCGCTGCGATGTAGATTGTCTTGATTGCCTCGATCAAGTAGACCTTAACAATAAACGACGGATCTGTTCCGAAGCCGAAGTCCATCCCATATCGTGGCGGACAATCAATCGGGACAGGAACGATACCAGTAGTACAGTTCGAGAAGACCTTGGAGTCGGCTGCTGTATCGTATCCGCCGAGCCAGACATGCTTATAGCGTTCGAAGTTGCCTCTCTTAAGTGTCTCCCGCTCCTCGGGTAGCTCAGTCTGGAAAAAATACGGATTGTCCGAACAATCAACGAACGTCACAAGGGAGCGAGGCGGAGGTCCTTCTTTCGTGTTCCGGAAGTAGTAATCCACAGGATCAGTAGGCTTCTCGGGATTCCACGTCCAGATAAAGAAACTGCCTGGGGAGCGTACCGTAGGGAGCAACACTTCCATTGACTTAGCGCGAATCGTACGCGCCTCTTCTACCCAAACAATGTCAGCACCTTCGAGAGAACGAATAGAATCAATATTACGCTCAAGCCCAACAAAAGAGAACTCAGAGCCAGTCTCGACATGCGTAATATATTGATCCGTTACCTTATAGTGGCCTGTAAAGCCGAGAGAAGTAATTCGCTTCTCAATCAAGGCCTTGGAGGAGTCACGGATAGAATTCTGGAATTGCCTGGCGCACACTATCTTCTTAGTCTGTTGACCGCCGATCACAGTAAGGAAGCTGGCGACGGACCAAGACTTCGCAGAACCTCGTCCACCAAACAGTGCGTGGTGACGAGCCGGAGCCCAAAGATTTCGAACAAACTTCTCTCCCAGATGGAGATCTAGTTGGGCCTTTGGGGCAGGAGCATTCATTTTGTAACCAAGGCGATTAAGATAACCAAGACCATACCAAGCGGTAGACCCAGTAATAGACCAACAGAGATACCACGAAACAGAATGCAGCAAGGACAGTCCGTAAACAGGTATTGGGTGAGTCGGGACGTCCAGTGCTCGGGTGTCTGACACCAGGAAGGAGTAAGCTTGTGGCTGAGGTAAGCAAAGAGATTGGAGATTGCATTGTCTTCCCACTCGACGGGAGTATTGGGCTGGGAGGGGTCACCTTCTGGTAGATCTCCAGGACGGAACCTCACTGCTAGGCAGCATCGTCTGGAAGTGTGACATCGAGTGAAACAGGAGTGGGGTTGTTCAACACATCCTCGATGGTCTGAATGGCGTCGGAGGTGGCGTCAAGATTCAGATCAGTAATATCTACCAGATTGTTAGCTAGATTGGGAACCTCAACTTTCTCGTTAGCGAAAGCCTGGCGAGGCATGTATCGATCAGAAGGTACCGACACGATGTTCACATGCTCGATCACGTTGATCGTGGACTTGGAATCAATCTGTAACGGAAGCACCTTAGCAATAACCTGGAGATACTGCTTCGGGAAGGTGCTCGCTGCGTATTTCAAATAACCAAGGAGACCATCACGCCCGGACCCATCCATACCGATCGCCGCCGCAGCGTCCAGTATCAACGTGCGTAAGTCAGCGTGCTGATCACGAGTAAGGGAATCGGACAAGTGAACCTTCTGCAACTCCGCAGTAAGGTTAACGGGAGTCAGATTCACCTGAATAGAGGAGGGTTGGGAGGGTGTGCTCATGGTGCTGATATATAGTCATAAAAAATGACTGGGCTCTCAGGGGGCCCAGTCATTGAAGTAGTAGATTGGCGAATCTTAGAGGTCGTGGTACTCAAGGGTACAAAGAAAACAGGTTGGTGTTCAATTGCACGCATGACTTCAACAGTGCCTCTGAGCGGGATCAGAGGCGAGGCGATGTGTGAAGGGGTCCACTACATCGCAGGGGTCGGTGTGCGCTTGCGGCTGAACACACCTGAAAGTTAAAGAGAGGCACAACTTGAACACCTACAGAGAGCGTAACACACTCGCGTTAACGATGCAAGTGGAAAATTGCCATCCCAAATGTTGCTGGATTTTCAATGTGATATCTCTATTTGTCCTAATATTTGTAATTATTCCTTGCGCGCCAGCAAGGAGGCCATCAGTGACCTCAACACGAGAACCAATCGTAAAGGGAAAGTCAGCCGGAAGAGAAAGGATATGGTGTTGCGATGTCATAACCTCTATCTCAGAAAGAAAACAATAAGCGAAAGATGTTGGAGGTCGTCTGGGGATGGTGTCAGGTAGGGGGTTATTGATGGAGAAAAGATGGGGGTGGGAGGGATGTGAGTGGGGTCGTTTCATCGCATGGAGTTTGTGGGCTGGAGTTGGGAGTGGGAGATGGGTCGGAAGAAAAAGAAACGAAGGGAGAATAGGGAACACCACATGGGTTCGTGTGCGGGAGGGTCCTTTACGGATGAGAATAGATGTAGTCGGGCAGTAGAGATAGGGATGGAGGATTGAAAGGGGAATCGTGTCGCGTGGGTGACATCTAAGGATAAGGAAGGTGGGGTCTAGGAGTGGGATGGGGTCTGTCTGCATGGACGGAGCCTTCTGGGTTGTTGGGGTCAGATGACCGATTCAGTTTTAGGGCGCGCGCAAGAAGTGAAAATCAAGGAGAGGAATTTTAGGGGTGAAGATATTTAGAGGACCGAATCAAAAATGGGAAAACGTGCGAACGACCTGCCGCCTCGGTGGATAATTGAGGTGGTTTTGGTGTTCACCCCGGGGGGCATACCTGGTATGCGTTTACCGCCGTTGCATCTTAGGCATGCAAGTCGCATATATAGGGGGAAGCAGCGTGTTGCTGTTTCCGCGCCCTGCATCCGCCGCGCGCGTCAAACATAAGCTGGAGTTATCGCTATGTCTCGTCGTAATCGCAAGTCGCAGTCCGTCACCGTCGCCACCCCTGTGGTGGAGTCGGAGATTTCCACCACCGTCGTGGAAACGGTGGAGACCCCCGTGGAAGCGGTGGAAACCCCGGAAGCGCCCGTTGCGCCCACGGAAACGGTGGAAACCCCTGCGGAAGCGACGGAAGTCGCTGCCCCCGCAGAAGTTGTCAAGACCAAGAAGTACCCGCGTGAAGGGGGCAAGTGCTGGCAGGTGTGGAACGCCTGCGATGAGCTCGTCGCAGCTGGTACTCACCCGACGGTGAAGCACCTCCGTGATCACGCAGTGGAGAACAACTGGAACGTGTCCAACGCCAGCCAGGAGTTCTACGCCTGGCGCAAGTTCCACGGCCGCAAGTAAGCGACACACCGCAAATCGGGGGACGCGCAAGCGTCCCCCTTTTTTGCATAGCAGAGGAACTGAAAATGCGTACGATTCGCACATCAGCTGAAATTGACGACGATCACTACGTGGTCACCGTCAATGGGAAGTCATTAGACTTAACGCGAAATCAGTTTGAACGTTATCGCGAGTGGTTGCTCAATAACGACGAGCCGCTCGCGGTCGTGTTTCCTGATCTGACACCTGCACAATGGGAGCTACTTCAATGAGGCAATACGCCCTTCGCGCTTTCGCGCTACTCGCGGCCGCTTGCGCCGCTTCTGCTGTCGCTGCTACTGAAGCGACAGTCATTCGCAGCGATAAAGAATACGCTGCATGCCTGGAAACGCTTATCGCCAAGCGAGGCCTGCGCTACGCGGTGGACAACGCTGGCTCCACGTCTTGCGACCGTCGCATTCGCATCCGGCGCTAATCGCATAGCTGATCTGCAGAAGCGGCCCCTCGCAAGAGGGGTCGCTTTTTCGTGACCGCTGCGCAGCGCCCGGTTAGTCAGTTGTCTTCTTTGAAAACACAATGAGCGTCGCCCCGTCGCCCATCTGCACCGCGTATTCCGCTTTTTCAAGCACCGCCACGCAGTCGCCGTCAAGCCGCACGAAAACCGTGTCGTCCGAAATCAACACTTCAATTTTTGTCACTTCGTTCTTCATTTTCAATCTCCTCAACTGAAGCTAAACACGAAATTCAAAAATTCAAGGGATATGCAGAAATGCATCGCTGATATGCGTCGAGTTGATTTTCGGCGACACCGGAGGTTGATCCTGGTACCGTTTCTCGAGGCTTGAGGCGACCGGTAGTCGAGTGGCCTCGGGCGATTCTATATATTTTCGAAAATCGAAATTCTTCGATGGTGAGACGGCACCGACGCACATATATTATATATCGGCACTTCGCACAGATTGGCTCGCAAGTCGGAGTCGAACCGATCTCAGCCTTGGAGGAGCTGGTGCTTCCGTTACACTACTTGCGATACATTCGATTTCACACCACACTGACAGTCATTCTCCAGCCGCCGCTTCGGCGTCCCCTATAGGGACTATACATCGCTCTGTCTGGAGGTATCTCAGTGGCATTGGTCTCACTATCAGAATAGGCAGATAAGCCCTGCCTCGGCTTATTTGTCTTGAACGAACCTTCCACAATGTCAAACAGCGCAGGATAGATCCGATCGAAAGAAGACTCGACCGGCTAAAGACTCGAGCCGAGAAAAGACTCGACCATCTACTCGACCATCGAACTCATACTCGACCGAAGACTCGAGCCCCTGCAGAGACTCGAGCTCCGAACTTACTCTAACTGGAGCACTGGTCTCCCTTAGGAAACTGATGACGCGCTCCATTTGCTACCGTAGCATAGAACGTTGTGGGATGCAAATGAAAAATGCGTCAGGCGAAAGTTGGCCTAGGGGCAAATTAGCTCGACCAAGAATAAGAAAAAACAAAGAGATAAACATGAATACTCGAGGAAGACAAGCGAAAATCCCATATAAAAACGATAAATATAGAAGATAAGTGGACATTCGGGGGTTAAGTGCTTGTTTTCTTTAATTATATATATAATAGAAATATATAAATATATAACTAAGTAAGAGCTCATCTCTTTTCTGTTGTCACGTTCGAGGTTGCAAACTACATGACACGTTTGACACGCTCCCCTTAAAGGGGGCCCCCCGGCGAAAAATATTTCCCCGTGCCAGCCCTTTTCCAGATTTGCCGGGTATTCTTTTAGAATTCATCCCTACACCATTGTAATTCATATTTCCTAGATTTCCCCATTTGCCGTTCCTCACCCTATCCTACTCGACTACCTATTTAAACCAGCTTAGACAGCCCCACTACAGCCCGGTAACTCGTACAACTATGATAAGTTGTCTACAACTATGACCCCTTGTCATTGCGCCGGTGTAACCAACACGTACCTCCTATTCCACCGTGCTACTGCCCACCATCTCGTAAAGCTTTGATACTTGCAATCACCGCCAGATCCATGCTACATTTTACTTTGGGTCCAGAACCCAACACTGCTTCATTCTGCCAACAGAAGGACTTACCCGCTATGTCTCCAACCGCAAAACCCGTATCCCGCGTCTACTCCTTAGCTTCCTCCAAGCTCGTCTACGCCCCTGGCATCGTTCAGTGGGCGATCAATGCAGCGCAGTTCGCCGATGATCGCAAGCGGATGATCCACATTGTGGCGTCCACTTGGAACATTCCGAAGTTCGCTGCCGAGCAGCTGATCACCAAAAAGGTCCCCTACGACATCGTTGGTGAGACAGTGCGCTTCCAGACTGCCACACAGAAGGTTGCTTCGTTATGAGCCCCACAATCACCGTTGTTATGACGCTCATCAAAGAGCACAAGTCTGTGGCAGAGTATGCTGAGCTTGACGACAAGGGCGAGAAGAAATTCAAGCCTACGCTGCAACCGATCTACGTCCGCAGAAACGAGTATCTGCCGGCGGCGTATACCGTTACTCTAACCCCTACGGAGGTCTGACATGGGCTGGTACGCTGGACCAAAGAATCCTAATGTGTGCTCGCACGCTAAGTTCAACCTGAAGGGTTGCAACCGGTTTGCGGGACACGACGGTCCGCATCGCAACATCTATGACACCACAAACGAGCAATGGGGTGACGACGCGGGAGTGTACTGCGAGACTGAAGAGCAATGGACTGCTCTCGTTAACAATCTTGGTAAATCACAACAGAAGGACTGAACGCTATGTCTAAGAAGATCGCATTCAACACCGGCCGGAAATATACTGTTCATGGTCAACGTATCATTGCAACGCTGCACGATGATGGTGTCGTTACGTTCCATGACATCGACCGCATGGTCTGCGGTGAGTTCAAGCTTGGACTTCACTGCCAGTTCAACCAGGTAGAAGTTATGCACTGGTACGACAACAATCTAGCGAATGGGACACCCCGCTCGCACAGAGACGCTTTCTATCACGACAGCACGAACAGCACCGCTGCATACGTCGATCTGTGCGGCGAGACGCTCAATAAGGTGGTGCGCTAATGACATACTCAATACAAGACTGCGCCACCTACAAAGGATGGACAGTGATTAAATCGGTCCCTGTGGCTGGCGATGGCGTGCAGGCGCCCGGCGCTATCGTAATGTGCAGGATACATGACGTGACTCGCCCCTTTGCGATTCACTTCTTCAACGAGCAAGACGGCGGCTTCCACATGGGAAGCTACTGCGAGAATCGAGCAGAAGCCGAAGACGTCTACGCAATGCGCGTTCTGAAATACACCGGAAGGAACAAGTAGTGATTGTAGAGTATGACGAAGCCCTGTTCCTCGGGCACGATAAAGAGAAATGGGTTAAGAAATGCGGACCTCGTCCGCATAGGCGGAAGCCCTGATTGCAAGCCCATGTGGCATCTCGGTGCCACATGTACGAGCAATCAAGCTCGAAACGGAGAACTACACCTATGAAGAATATCCTAAGTGCTTTCGCTCTTTTCGCCACACTGACGACGACTGCCTTCGCGGCAGAGAAGAAGTCGCTTGATGTTTCCAAGTGCTCTGAGATGTGGAAGGAACACAAGGCCTCCGTCGGCTACGTCGATCCCGGCAAAGGCAATCGGTTGGCGGCGTGGGTGGAGTTCCGCAAGACGAAATGTGGCAAAGAGCGCACGGTCGAAGGCGTAGTCAACTCGCTGTTGGAAGACTAAGATGTCGCATCCGATATGGACACTGTTGCACCACAGGATGACACAAGAGCATCTGGGTCCCTACCTTCCGACGTTTCTCGTTAACGAGGACGAGCGCAAGGCAGCTGAACAGTTTAACGAACGCTATATCCACGGGGGCTGGCGTCCGTTCGGTCAGGGTAAGTTTACTCTGACTGATACTCACATTCTGAAGTACCCCGGTGATCCACCGCTTATCCCAATAGCGGTGACTCATTTACGTGATGAACTGATCCTTCTGTATTCGAGTGATGTGGTTGTTATCAAACAGCCAGATAACTCATTCGAAGTTTGCAGGATGGATTGATTGCAAGCCCATGCCCCATCCATAAAAAGATGGGGCATGTTCGAGCAATCCCGCTCGCAATGGAGTACTTGATATGGACATCCGTAGCTGGAATTACACCCAACTCCCGAAAGGAATCTACAGCGCCCACGTTCGGAAACACAACTGGGGCGGATGGTTCTTGTTCCGTGCGTACCCGAACTCGGGAAACACCTGCTTGGAATACATCTCCCAAGACGTAAACGATGTCCTTGCGAAAGCAGAGACATTCGTCCGAGGTGAACGCGATCCCGCAATCTACAGTGCATCCTACTGAAAGAAGGAGAACTAGCAAATGAAGCCAATCGACAAGCTGAATATGGGTCCCTTGCGCGAAGTAACGCCTATCATAGGTGGATTTCGCGTCACAGTTACTCCGCCCGAATGGACGGGAATCAAAGGAGGAAAGTATATCGATCTCTCCCCCGTCCAGTACTTGAAGTATCTCGAATGGATGGAAAGCGGGATTCTTATCCAAGACGCCCTGCCTGAGCTGACACCGGCTCAGCGTGAAATCTTAATGACGGGGATGTGAGATGAAATCTGCACCCTATCTCGATGGTTGGCTCGCCCAGAAAGATGGATATAATTCGGGCAATCCATATGATGAGACAAAGCAACCTTACTCGTATGGACAATGGGTCTCTGGTTGGTGTGATCGCTTCAGTGCTGTGAAACACAATCTTGATCTGTCTCTAGACGACACTCAGACGTTCATATGATTCTGAAGCGGCCGGGGAAAGTTCGTCTCCGGCCGCGAAACGGTACCGAATCTCGAAGCCGACAGTCGGCATGTCTGATTTCGATTTCAGTACGATATCTTTTTCGATCTTGGCGACGCGGCGCGGCTCGGCTTGGCTTGCGGCAGGCGCTGACACACATTATATATCGACAGTGCAACGCAGCATGGCACCATGATATACAAACGAAAATCGATAGGCCATTTGTTGCTTGCATCGAGCCTAGAATCCTGCTACACTATAATTGGTACAAACAACGGAGTGAATTCTGTGCCTAACTTCAAATGTGTCAACTGCGGAGCCAGTTCCCTTGTTCGAAGCAATTTCAGGTTGACACCGGCAGGTGTTACTTTCTGTAAAAGAGAGAAATGCGATCGACAGCGTCTATACTATCTGCAGACGAATCCACGTACTCCCTTTGTACAGAATATTTCTATAGATCAACCGGCTAAAGACTCGGTCGCCGGCTAAGGACTCGACCAAAGACTCGACCTCAACTTCTAACTCGACCGGAGAACTCGCCATGGAAGAAACTATCACTCCTCAACTCTGGGAGACCTACTTCGAATACTTGGACCTCTTGAGGGAATCAGGTGTGACCAATATGTTCGGCTCGGTTCCGTACATTCAGAACCAATTCGATGTTTCCGAATCCCAGGCAAAGAGAATCTTAAAGGCCTGGTGGGAAACGTTCGACGAGAACGAGACTCTAGCTGTTCGAGCAGCAAAGGTTAAATGAGCCACCCCTGCGGAGAGTACTTCGATCGGGTAGCGTGCGGCTCGGTTTACAGAAAGGTGTCCTGCGGTCTCCGTAAGGGGTAATCATAGCGCCGTACAAGGACATCGACGCACGCATTCACTTTAACCAGAGGTACAGACAATGAAACGCTTTCAGCTCGTTGAGATCGATCATCTTGAACACAAGGAATCGGTAGTGCATTCAACCGACAATCCAATCTGGGCGAACGAGTTGTTCATTCAGATAAGAAAATTAAGTGACCCCAGATACACCTACAGTCTAATTGATCAACGGGAGATAGAGGCGCTCAAGGCGCAATTCTCTGCCGAGGGAAAAGGTGCTGCATAATGTGGCTTCTATTTGACCTGGTCAACCCACGGATTCTGCACGTAGCGCCGGTTCCGGATCAATTGCGGTTCGAAGAGGGGGAACTTCCAACTCACCTTCAGCTGGTAAGGAGCTCTCGAGTCGAAGCAATTGATGATCCTATATTCCTAGGCGCTCTTTCACACTGGTCCGAGATTAAACTTCGACGTCTTTATCATTGGTTAAAGTTAGATCCACCCCTTAGTCCAGCAAAGATGGATGAAAAGGCAATTCTTACCTTACGTCTACAGATTAGGGCTGCGATTGCGAAGCAATTACGCTTTGAACCCAGCCGGCTCCCTACATTAGAGGCTCCCAATATTGTTATCAGCGCACCTCTTCCCCCTCCTCGGCCGCAACGACTGCCTAACGCGCGACGGGGCTCAGTTGGTCCTTTGATACATCGAGTTGCTACCGAAATGTGGGAGGCTGCGGGTAAACCTTTTGACATTCCAACTATACTTTCTCTTCGTCAAACGATTATGAAAGTGCTTAATGATGAGCATAAGATAAAGGTTTCGACTAGCAGTAACGAGCTTGGCCGCTGGCAGAAGTCACTTGTGACTCTCAAGGAGACAGAACCCCATATTTAGGGGCTTGACCCTCCCGAGTCTCCATGCTATAGTATTTGCATCCCCTATCGCTTCCTACATCGCTCGGCGGAGCCACCCATGACTGACGATCCACGTCTGCTCCAATGGCGAAATTTGCCTATGGAGCTGCGTCTGAAAAGGCAGTGGCTCGTTGCTCACCCTGTAAATAAAAGTCCTATCTTTTCTAAGGATGGACAATTCTTTAACGCATCTGTTTCAAAGCACCTCAACTCGCAATGGATGAGCTTTGAAGAAGCTACAACTCTTGCGCTAACCCACAATCTTGCAATCGGCTTCGTCATTATGGAAGGCGAAGATATTACTTGTATTGATCTTGACGTAAAGCCCAACACCACAAAGGAGTATCTAGATCTATTTCAGACTATCGTTAAGAACTTTGACAGTTACACAGAACGATCCATCGGTGGGCATGGAATCCATATTTGGTGCAAGGGGAGCATTGGACTCGGCCGGCGACGCGATGGCGTAGAGATCTACAGTCAAAATAGATTTATGGTCTGTACCGGCAACGTCCTGCATCGTAAAGAACAATTAGAAGCTAGACAAGATATGCTGATGAAAATGCTTAGTCAGATGCCTTTGTCTGAAGGCTACGATGAAGTTGTTCTCGAGGAGTTACCTCAAACTGAAACTGATGAAGACGTAGGCCGCAAGTTATGGGAGAACGAAGACGCAAGAATGCTCTGGCAAGGAATGTGGCGTGAATTAGATCATCCATCACAGTCAGAAGGTGATCTTGATCTAATGGTTCATCTTGTACGTCATAGTCCATCGAATGATCAATGTAAACGTCTATTTCGTCAATCCGGGCTTGGAAAAAGAACCAAAGCAAATCGTTCAGATTATATCTTGCGTACCCTACGTCATGCTCGTTTTATCCGCCAAGCTGAGATGGTAGATATCGAAGCTGGCAAACGCAGTGCAGATGCTATCATTGCCAAGTACGAAGCTGAACAAGCTCTTTTACGCACCGCTGATGGAGCTGTTGTTTTCACTCCAGATCCTATTCAATTTCAGACAGTTGAACATACGGTTGATTTTGATTCTTTACCCGATCCCGAAGAAGTTGTATCTCATATCGATTTTCCTACTGGAGGCCTTGGATACTTAGCTCGATATTTTTATAGAGGTTCAATCTATCCCAATGTTGAATTCTCAGTGGCAGCCGCGATCACTGTGGTATCAGCTCTTTGTGGACGGGGTTGGAATACCAATACTAATTCTGGATTGAATACTTATAATCTTGTCGTTGCTCCTTCTGGAATGGGTAAGGAAGCAATGTCAACTGGGATCAGTAGACTGATTAAAATCTGTTCTGAAAAGTTCCCAACATTCAAAGATGCTTTTCACTTTGGAAGTTTTGCAAGTGGACAAGGTCTTACAAAGCATTTCACCCCAACACGGGGATCGTTTGCACAAATCCTAGGCGAGTTTGGTGGATTAATGAAAAGATTTTCAAATGCTCGCGATGAGAATATACAAGGTCTAATGACAGTAATGCTCGGTCTACATTCTAAATCTAATCCTGGTTCAACATCCGATGCAATCAATTACAGCGATGCCACTAAAAATGTACAATCTCTTCATTCTCCTGCGTATAGTATCCTTGGAGACACTACACCAGAGGTCTTTGAAAGTATCAATGCGTTTCTTCTTAACAGTGGATTCATATCTCGATTTAATATTTTTGAATATAAAGGGAAACGAAGCGATATAAATAAGAAAGTAGATTATTCAATCGATCCGAACTTTGTAGATTATCTAGTTATACTTGCCCGAGTTGCGGATCTGGTTCTTACTCAAAAGAAACCTCCAATCGTTGCTATATTGGATTCAGATGCTGAAGCACGATATGATAGATTTACAAAGTATTGTGACAACAGTTATAATCTTTCTATCGACAATAAAGGTAGTGATATTGAACATCATATGTGGTCTCGTTCTACTTTGCGAATCAACGTTCTAGCAACTCTTGCTGCAATCTTAGATACACCTCCACCAACACCGCAAGGAAATGTAAATGTTCCGATTGTGACTGAGGCTCATTGGGATTACTTCGAACGCTTTGTTATGAATGATATCAATAATTTTAAGACTAAGCAAGCTTCTGGAGATCTTGGAACAGGAAATAGTGTACAGATTAAAAAGCTTGAAGGACTATTGGAAGAATATGTGAACAAGCGAGTAGCAGTCACCTATCGAATCTCAGCAGAATTTCAAGCAGCAGGAAAGATTCCGTATTCTTATATTAGAGCTAGAATGCTCCAGATAGCTTGTTTCAGAACTGATGGTAATTTTGATGATAAGAAATTAAGAGAAGCAATTCAAACCATGAGTAGATTGGGTAGACTTAAAGAGATTAAAGATCCAAATGAAAAAGGAATGACAACAGGTGATCTATACTGGGTCAGGGGAACATGAAAGTCATCGTCTGCGGTAGTCATCTTTACAGTCGACCTAACTTTATTCGTCAATGGCTTAATTGGTATCATAATGGAAATATAATTAGTACTCTGATCGAGGGTGGTGCATTGCATGTCGATGCTATAGCTGGCGCATGGGCCGTCGAACATGCTATTGATCATCGTAAGATCGAAGCAGATTGGCATATCTTTGGACACCAAGCTGGGCCTAGACGAAATGCACAGATGTTATTAGAAGGGCCACATGTTGTGATCGCATTTCCAGGCGGACCAGGTACAGCTAACATGATGAAACAAGCACGCGCTGCTGGTATTCCTGTCATTGAGGTGCAATATCCCAAGCATTGATACTTGCATCCGATCGCTTATTATGCTATAAAGTATGGTCCATCTAACAACGGAGTACTTCCTATGACTTTGATACCAGAACGGCAAGTTTCCCTCGACCACCTTAGAGAGTGGTACGAATTGAAAAAGCAAATGGAGGAGATGAAGAACAAGGAAATCGTTCTTCGTCAATTTATTTTCGCTGGACTGTTCCCAAGTCCGGAAGAGGGTACCAACAGCCATCCACTGAACGACGGGACCGGTGCAGTTCTGAAAGCAGTACACACTATTAATCGTGCTGTTCAGATCGATCTACTTCAAGAACTAGCAAAGTCGCAATCCCTGCCTGACCACAATCTTCCCAAGTTGGAACTGGAGAAGTTGGTCAAGTGGAAGCCTGAAGTTGCAATCAAAGAGTATCGTACTCTTACTGACGAGCAGCGTAATTTGTTCGATCAGGTGCTTGTGATCAAGCCGGGTATGCCCGGACTCGATATCGTCATTCCAAAAAGGAGTACTTGATGGCACTTCACTTTTCTACTGCTTCGGAAGAATCTTTGTCCAATGGGATCAAAGTTCTTGTCTACGGGGGTGCAGGAGTTGGAAAAACAGTTCTTACTGCTACACTTCCAACCCCCGTTCTAATCTCTGCTGAGTCCGGTGCTCTATCTCTTCGCGAATCTAACCTGAGACGTCTATTTGGTAATGATCAATCTGTCTGTTACAACATGCCTATCATTACCATTGAGACTGCAGACGATTTGCGAGATGCTCATCTCTGGTGTCTGCAGAGCGCAGAAGCTCGTAACTTTCAGAGCATTGGATTGGACAGCATAACCGAGATTGGTGAAGTTGTTCTCAACAATGCCAAACGACAAGTAAAAGATCCTCGTCAGGCTTACGGGGAACTGATTGAAAAAATGGAGACTTTGATCAGAGCTTTCCGAGATCTCCAAGGTAAGAATGTGCTCGTCTCCGCAAAGATGGAGCCGACAAAAGATGAATTATCTGGTATCGTTAAATATGGTCCATCGATGCCGGGCGCTAAACTTGGACCGAAGTTACCTTACTTCTTTGACGAAGTCTTTCGTCTTGGGGTTGGGAAAGATCCAACGACTCAGCAGGAGTTTCGTTTCCTGCAGACGCAACCTGACCTTCAATTCGAAGCAAAGGATAGAAGTGGAGCTCTAGCAAATATGGAGCCTCCAAATCTAGGCTACATCTTCAACAAGATCCTCAACTCGTAAAGGAGCCATCTAATGGTGCAGCTCAATTTCGACGCTCGACAGTTTACACCTCTCGACAACGATGTCATTCCTGAAGGCTGGTACAACTTCATCATCGACGAATCTAACGCGATGCCGACAAAAGACGGCAACCCTAACCACCTGCGTCTCGTTCTTCGATTCTCCATCATCGACGGACCACACCAGGGACGTAAGGTGTTCACTGGCCTGAATATGCGGCACACCAATATCCAGACAATGGAGATTGCGAATCGCGAACTGAGCGCAATCTGTGCCGCTCTCAATCTGCCTTACGTTCAGGACACCCAGCAGCTTCACAACATCCCGCTGAAGGGACGTGTCAAGACCATCAAGGACCCCAACGGTGTCTACGACGACAAGTCGGAGATTAAGAGCTACAAGCCCATCAACTATGTGGTTCCTGGTGTTCTTGCTCAACCCGGAACGAAACCTCAGGGAGCTCCCGCAGCAGCACCCACTGGCTGGACGCCTCAACAGGCACCTCAGCAAGCACCACAGCAGACTTGGGCACCTCCGCAGCAGCAAGCTCCGCAGCAGAACGGAGTATACCAGCAGCCTCCGCAACAACAGGCAGCTCCTCCAAACGGTGGTTGGCAGCAACCTCAGACTCAGCAGCCTTGGGGACAGCCTCCGCAGCAAGCTCCGCAACAGATGCAGGCACCTGTGCAGACGCAGCCTGTACAGCAGGCCGAACCCCAACAGGCACCGGTACAACAGTCCGCGCCCGTTGGGTTCGCTGCGCCTCCTCCGACTCAACAGGCTCCTCAGGCTGTTCAACAGCCGCAAGATCCTGCTGTCACTGCTGCTCAAACTGCCCAGCCGCCATGGGCCAGGCAGCCTTCGTAACTGAACGTAACCAACTCAAGGGGGCTCCATTCGGGGGGCCCCCTACTTTTCAATAGAGGTGGATAATGAGTTGGGAAATGACAAATGAAATCTGGTCTAAACTTCCACTCGCATTGCGACAACGTTGGTGGAGAGAGACTGATTATGGTCTACTTGCACCGAATGAAGAATTAAAGCAAGCTATTCACGACGCCTTAAATAAGGATAAATCCCAATGATCACGTTTCTTGGTGATTCTGCAATCCTTGTTACAGAAAAGAAAGTAACAATTCTTGGAACAATAATTGTTACTCCAGGAAATGATCTAATATCTCAGAAATTATATCAGACTCTTATTGAGTACTTAGAATTTCAAAAGAAGAAGGATGAATCTTAATGGTTGATATTGCTCGGGATTTATGTCTCGCTATCGATAAAGCTATTGCAATTGATCAAGGTGCTGCATACAGAGGTTGGCTCGGTCAGGTACTTCCGCATATGTCGGATGCATACAGAGACACTGAAGAGTCTCATCGAAGCCACATGGGAGCTTCTCAGCTCGGTCATGACTGTGGCCGCGCCGTATGGTACAGTTTTCGATGGGCTACCAAGGCTGCGCACCAAGGTCGTATGCTCCGTCTATTTAATCGTGGGCACATTGAGGAAGCGCGTTTCATCGCGATGCTACTCACTGTTGGAATGCCTGTCTATCAACAAGACGCAGAAGGAAAGCAATTTCGAATTCAGTTTGGGGATGGCCACGGTGGTGGAAGTGGTGACGGGGTCACACATTATAATAACAGCCCCACTCTTCTTGAATGCAAAACTCATAACGAAAGATCTTTTATCGAGTTAGCAGGAAAGCTGGAAGAATGGCGGGCATATCTAGCTAGCGAAGGTCATTTTAAAGGTAAAGGTGTTCGCGATGGAAAACCAGAACACTTTGTTCAAGCACAAATCTACATGCGTAAGATGGGTATTGCGAGCTGTCTCTATATGGCAGTCAACAAGAACACGGATGATCTTTATATCGAGATACTTACTCTCAATCCTGAGCATGCAGATCAGTACATTGAGAGAGGCGAGAAATTGATACAAGCTGCGACGCCCCCAACTAAGCTCAGTACCTCGCCGGGGTTCTGGAAATGTACCTGGTGCGAACACAAACCTATCTGTCATATGAAACGAGCACCTGACAGAAACTGTCGAACTTGCAAATATGTTCAAGTCCAATCCGAAGGACGATGGGCTTGCACTCACCCGACTCAATGTGCTATACTAAGTACAGAAAAGCAGCTCATAGGTTGCCCACTGTACAAGATAGCGGATCACTACAAATGAAGCCTTTTATCGACAGACAATATCAAACGGAAGCAGTCAATAGTATATGGGCATACTTCGAAACCCATTCTATTGGCAATCCAATTCTTGCAATGCCTACCGGCAGTGGCAAGACGATTGTCAATGCCCGTTTCCTCGAAGGTATCTTTAAGAACTTTCCATTCCAAAAAGTTATGCTGCTGACTCACGTTAAGGAATTAATTCAACAGAATTTTGAGAAGCTGATTGCGCTATGGCCTGATGCACCTGTCGGCATCTATAGTGATGGACTCGGACAAAAGAATTCTAGACAGCCCATCACATTAGGCGGCATTGCTTCTGTCTGGAGACAACCTCAACTCTTTGGTCATGTTGACTTAATTATTATTGACGAAGTCCATCTAGTTAGCCCACGCGGCAATACAATGTATCAGACGCTTATTGATGCATTGAAAAAGATAAACCCAAAACTTCGTGTGATCGGGCTTACTGCTACTCCTTGGCGTATGGGACACGGGAAACTAACTGATCCATATCTAGATAAAGATGGAAAACTGCATCCAAGTGTCTTCACTGATTTCTGTTTCGACATCACAAACTATCATAGCTTCAATAGGTTGATCGCAGAAGGCTACCTTGTTCCGCTGATCCCTAAGAAGATGAAAACAGAACTTAACGTAGACGGAGTCCATCTACGCGGTGGTGAGTTTATAGAGAAAGATCTACAGATTGCAGTCGACAAACATGAAATCACCGTTGCTGCAATTAAAGAAGCTATCGATCTTGGTAAGGATCGTAAGAAGTGGTTAGTATTTGGAGCAGGCATTGAACATGCCGAACACATTACTCAGATCTTAAACGAGATGGGAATCCCTGCGGGATGCGTCCACAGCAGGCGCGAAGATCGTGACGCCACAATCAAGGCCTTCCGAGCCGGCAAGATCCGCGCGCTGGTCAACAATAACATTCTGACAACGGGCTATGACGATCCGACAGTGGATATGATTATTGTCCTGCGTCCAACTATGTCCACAGTGTTGTGGGTCCAGATGTTAGGGCGAGGCACACGACCTGTCTATCCTCCTGGACATAACAGCGAGACGC